TTAGTTAAATTTCCGTTTCTTCATTTCGGTAGTGTGTTGATTTTGTGTTTCTGTAATGAGATCAGCTAGCGTTTCATCCGTCATCGCATGACCGTAGGTTTTGAACACTAACTGCGCGTCAGCCCATCCTCCTAGCTTTGCTACCGTGATTGGGTCTACCCCTTTGTGCAACAGCGCGGTCGCAAACCCATGTCTGCATGAATGGAAGGTCAGAGGTTCAATGCCGGCCCGCTTGAAAACTTTGTTCCATTGCGGCTTCAAGGTGTGCCTAGATGAATATTTGAAAACATTTGCTTCTGGCAAGCTATCCCCCTCAATGTTGGCTATTGCTGCCATCAGTGGAGGCGGTAGATGGGCTACTCTATCTTTCCCTACCTTGGTCTGCCTGATGAGTGCCTTCCGCTCTCTCAAATCAACGTCAGCCCATTTAAGGCCAATTGCTTCAGACACCCTCGCGCCTGTCAGGAACATGAAACAGCATATTGCCCCTAAATGTGGATTTGAGTGATCCATGAATGCCTGAACCCATTCCCAAGTTGTTGGCTTTTTTTGCTTGGTTTCGATTTTAAACCGCTCGACTTTGACGTGATTGCAAAATTCCAACTTGGCACAATGATTGATCACGGCCTGTGTCGGAACAATGAAGTTTCGATTCCGCGTTGCACCCGATGCTCTTGGGTGCTTGACGATTGCGCTCTGCCGGATAATGCCACTAGTCATATCCTTGACTAGCTTGTCCTTCCAAAAAGCAACAAGGTCATCCATAAAGCGATCCGGCTTCTGTGCGGCAAGATATAGCTCAACCGCCTTTTCAAATGTCAGGATGGCTCCCGGGCCATCAAGATGACCTTTCCACGCGCTGTTTTCGAGATCCGAGATGAACCGTTGCGCGATGTCTTTCTTGTCGGAGCCAGTAGAGCCGCGATAGAGTCTACCTTTGACAGTGCCTCGGTAGTGCCAGATCTTACCTCCTGGCCGTCTGTAAAGCTTGATGGACATGGGCGGCTTGCCTCTAGGATTGCATCGACGTGTTTTTCTGTGAGGATCATTTTATTTTTGAGCATGCTGCAAGCTCCGATCTGTTTGGAAAACTTGCGCAGCTCGCGAGGAGACCAGCCTAGGTGTGTGGCCACTTCCTCAGGGGTAAAGACTTTCGGCAGTGTCATCCTCTAATCCTCGTTATGGATAGCTGCTGCTTCCGCAGCATCCGCGATTTCCGATCTGGTGTAAGTCCGCGCTCGCGTCATCACTGCTCCTCAACAGGTCATCAACAGGTTATGCACAGGGTGAGTTTTCCATAATCGCCTCTTGTGGGAAATCACCTGCGCCCTGATATTTCCCCTCATAGAAGGCCGGCTCTTTGATCTCATGAAAGATTACCTGAGCGATTCCAGATCCGGCGGGAATGTGGAGTGTGTCTTGACCATGATAGACCAGCTCAAGGGTCAAAAATCCGTTCCACCCGCTTTCGATTACGGTGTTCAGGACCGAAAGCCCCCGTCTAGCCCACGTCGATTTGTCATGGACAACGCCGCAAAGATTGGTTGGCATGTGAAAGCGTTCGATGGTGCTGGCGAAAGTAAAGCGACCTAATTCTGGGGTGTCGTCATTTTTGGAGACGATCCACTTCCATCCAGACATGAACTGATCTTTTTTAAACGCGATGCTTTGCTTGATCCTGATGTCATATCCGACTTCGCTGAGCCCCCAGCTTACGCCATGCTCTTTGTGCTTTGTGTCCGCCATTGGAGACAGCGGAGAGAGTTCTAGTAGGGTCTTGCCGTTGATGATCATTTTTTCTCCTCAAGATAAATTGAGACCAAAACATAAATTCCACCTATGCAAAAAGCCAAGCTGAACCAACCTGTCATTGACCAAAGCAATTCTAATATTTCGGCACCAGATTTAAATTTCATTTCCATTTTTCCTTTCTTATCTTACCTCACCTTCATGAAATTTTGCGCTCATACCTGCCCCCTCCTCATCGCCCGAATCGCGGCGGCGCTGATCTGATGCAGCGCGATTTTCTTGGCGTATCGTGCCGCCTCGGCGTCGTGCCATGCTGCAGCCTCTTCCAACGCCTTATTGCGGGCGTCTGCCAGTTCGGAGCGGAATTGTTTGATCTGTTCCTCGGCTATTTCGAGTTCTTCGCGAAGCCGGTCGGCTCGATCTTGGTCGATGCGTGACTTTTGGATGAGGCGGTTGATTTTGCCAGCAGCTTTCGTGTCCGGCATCATTCACCTTTCCCCAACCCGCCAAGGATAGAGCAATCGACGAATTCCCCCTCTTTAAAGTCGATGTGCAGCCCAATCCGCCACTCATAGTGGAAGCCAATCGCTAAACCAACTCGGCCATAATCCAAGGCGCGGACATTGTAATTTGCTATCAAAGCAGGGCCGAGATTGGTGGGGATAAAAGCGCCGTCAGTTCGACGCTCCACATTGAGAATAATCATGTCGCCGCAGGATAGAAACCTGATCAGGCGATGGCGAAATTTATCAATGATGTCCATCACTCGCCCCCTATCCTTTCCTTGGTTTTTTCTATCTCTGCCGGTACGCAGAACCCAATAACCCCACGCTCGTGCCGTATTGGGACCGTCTGGCTTGCAGCGCTTACGCATTTTTCTTGGGTCGGGTAAGGCACCGGGATTACGACAGAACTGTCACTCCATGGGGAAAATACGATTAGAAACCAAACTATCATTGTTAATCTCCTTATGTTTCTAGTGGCAGCGATTGCCGGTGGGCCTTGATCTTTTCGAGGGCGATGCGAGCGGTGCGGAAATCGCCGTAGGTGATGCTAGTTCGCATGACCAAACTTTCTACGCGCCGTGGATTAGGCAAGCATGATGAGATATGATCGGCCTCTTCAGCAAACGGCTCCAGCGCCCGCATTGCCTCTTCCAGAAGGGCGGCGTCGACTTGGGCGTCGGCTCGCAGAGCTTCTATTTCGACCTTGTATTCCTGCCAAAGCATGTCTGCCGCCTTTCTGGCGGTATTCGTGCTATCGATGAAGCTCATCGCTAGATCGAAAGGAGGCAGGTCTGGATTAGGCGTTCCGGCACAACATTTAAGGCCTGCCGCGATTAATGCATCACGCTCGGCTACAGCCTCTTCCAGAAGCGCGGCGTCGGCGGGTGGGCGGTTATAAAGAGGAACGCCAGCCCTGGCCATTTTTAGCTTTGTTTTACCGCTCCAAACGGTTGTTGTCGCATTGCAGTGCTTTTTCAACTCATCCAGGGCTTCGCGAACAATGAAGGCTACCGGCTTCACCTCTTCGGCGTTTTCCGCAATGTCCTGTACCTGCGCGGATCGCGCTGCATTCCCTATCATTGTCCATCGAGCTACAGCCTCTCCAATCTGCCGGTCAGCTTCCTTATCCGCCTCGGATAGATCGTCGTAGGGAACAAGCCATGACGGTTTAGGATTGGTCTGTGATTGCGCCCATCTCACCCAAGCTTCTCGAACAAATCGGCCAAGAGTATCCCGCTCATAAGGTATAGCTCTGTTGCCGTCCCGCACCTCTTCGGCGCTTTCCGGCGCGTCCTGCTTGGCGGTGGGTGCTGGCGTGAGGTTCCGCAACTCTCTGATTTTGGCCGCTAGGAAATCGGCCATTTCGAATGGGGTGCGGCGCTCTTCGTCTTGTCGATACCAGGAGTATTGCCCAAGAGCTTCATTGATTGTCCAAAGAACGCGCTCAGTACCCGAGACCACGCTCACGTCCTGCACCTGTGCGGAGAGGGCGGAGCGGATGCGTGCCTCGTAGTCAGCCTGTTTTCTAGCCCTTGCTTTGGCGATGTCATCCTCAGTCGTGCCGTCTTCTACGCGGATACTGTAGGCCTGCCTGCCGAAGGGATCGTAAGCCTTAAGCAACCGTCCATAGCTGGTAATCGTGTTGTGCCACTCCAGCGGCTTCACGCTCACGACCGGTTGCGGTGCGGCGGCTAGGGCGGCTTCAAGGGCGACCTTTACGTTTTCCCTACACTTCTCAGCCATGCCGTGTCCGATGTAATCAGCCATAGCTCTCGCGCCAGCCTGAACCATTTCATCCGTGATCTTCTTGCATATCCTCCTGAAACAGGTTTCGCCTTGGCGGCAATGGCTTGGGCTGGCGGGCGGCGGCCTTCGGTGATGATGGAAAGCCGGGGGAGCGGATCGGAGGTTTGGCGGCCTTGATCCCTTTAGCCTTATCCGACACTCGCTTTGTCTTCGCTGCCTTAGGCGTATCGTTCGCTGATGTCTTAATTTTATGGCACTTGATGCAGACCGCAGCGCAGTTATCTAGGCCATTATCACCACCCAATGCATCCGCTACGATGTGATCGAACTGGACGCCATTTGACAGCGGCATGTTGCAACGCTTGCCAGGGTCTAAGCCGTACACCTTACCAATGGCTTCGCACTTCATCTCAGAGCGCGCTAGGGCTTCACGCTTTGTCTTCTTGGTGAATTCATGTCTTGCCATTTAGCTCACCATCATACGGCCTCAGAGAAATCAGAAAGTCGAGTTCATCTTGGGCGGCTTTCAACCAGTTTTGCTTGTTACCAGAAAAACTCCACTCACATTTCCCGTCTATAGCCCGGTGATATGGTGAACCAATGCACCCACGGCATAAAGTCCTCTCTGATACAGGGCAGCCATTGCAGCCACGATTCCCGAATACCCAACATAAAGCGCAGAAGTTAGATCCAAGCTTAATTTCATCTACCGTCTCAGCAGCTACATTTTCTTCCCAATGCCTGATCGAAGCCTCAAGCGCTTCTCTTGTTTTCGTGTCCATCACACATTCCCTTTCAACAATTGCGTAACCCGATCCCGCTTCGCCTCCGCAAACACCTTAGACGACTTCTTCCGCTGCTTTGCCTTGTGTTCCTGATAAGCCAAAACCGCATAAACTGGGTCGGCTTTCATCAGCTTTACCTTCGGACTTTGTGTGTGTCTCTTGCGCCACCAGCGGATGATTTTGGAGATTGTGTGAGAGGAGATCATCTTATGTAGCCTCTGGAGCGGTCCCCGCTTCCTTTCCATAGATGTATTCCTTTGCAGAGCATCCCTCTTCATAAGAAAAATCATCTTCGCTCATGTTGATGTATCCGAGAAACATATCAACGCCAGAATCCATGTCGTTTGGGTATGCCTTGAGCGCTTCCTGCTTTGCGTCAAATTGCCTACTCATCAAGGTCTCCTCTCTAAATCCTTCTCATCGACACCGGCCAATCCAGCGACAAGCTTCATTCCTTTGTGCTTCTCAACTTCTCCCATGACCACAGATTTGCATGTGCGGTAAATCGATCCGGCTTTAGCCTTCGCGTCTTCACTGACATCATTAGTCAATAGAGACGCCACAGCGATCCGCTGATTACTCAAAAGGTCCAGATTGGCTTCTGTATCCTTGCCAACATTCGTCGCGCTCCAGAGCATCCTAGCGGCGGTTTCAAGCCATTCTTTGCTTGGATTATTGGTGCCAGCCGGAGGCGGGGAATCCTCCGGCTGGCTGTCTTGCGATGGGATGGGGACAGCATCGCAAGAATCCGACACATTAGGCGCGTCGGAATCTTCATCGTCTTCTTCGCTGACATGCGAAATTTCACCGCGCAAAGTCTCGATATCAACCTTTGTCAACTTCGACAGAAGCACCAAAACGCTTTCGTAGTAATCCAGCATTTCAGCATCGTCAAAGTCGGCAATCGAGCGCGGCCACTGCATGAACTTACCCGTTGCCGTCTTGCCTACGTTGACGTAGCCGCAAGCTAATTTTAAAGCTTGGTGCGCTGCCTCAGCGTTCGTCCAAGGCGTTTCGCATTCCTTGACTACCTTCCCAAGGATTGCGCGGTACTTGCGTTCCAGCGGTCGCATACGGTCTGCTGTGAAGCGAACGCTGACCGTAGACCCGATACGGTATGATGCAAGCCGTTCTGCATCAAAGGATGAAGCCGGAACCAATGCATTCCGCTCCACTTTCATTCTCATCGGCGGCGGTTGGTTCTTGCTCATGTCAGTTCCCAAACTTCTTCAAAATCCGCTTCTTGATGCCAAGCGCGATTGCCTGATCCTCTTCACGCCCCTCAAGGACTGCCATCGGATCACGGGAAACCCATGCTTCTTCTAAGTCTTCTCTTGTCGGAGCCTCGGCCAATTCGGTTTCGAGAGCGTTGAGAAAATCGGTAACGTCGAACTCTTCTGCCTTGTCTTTCGGACCCAAGATTTCACCGTCAAGGGTTACCGTATCTTCCTGTTGATCCGTGTCGATGCTGCTGGCAGTGTGTTCGACAACGGGATCCGAGGTATGGGTAGGCGGCGCAGGAGGTGTCGGCGGCTTTGGCGGAACTGGTGGAGTGATGTCGCGCATCACTGGTGTATCCTGCACCTCTTCCGCAATGCCGAGACCGCGAAGAACGTCAGAGAACCCATCGCGCAACGCAAAGCCGCGAGCGCGCATCATTAGCATTCGGTCGGCGTATTGCGTCCACGGCCCTGCCTTACCCCAAAGCCCAGCCTTCTTCGCGTTGCCGACGCTGAATTCACCGCGCTTCACCTCGGGATCGCCCTTGCGCTTTACCGTACAGATCGCCTTCTTGTTCTCGCCTTCACCCTCGTACCATTCCTTATGGGATTCCAACTTGCCAGATCCTTGAACAAGGCCAAGCGCACCGTCTCCCCAAATCGTCGGTCGACCGTTAACAACGGCAATTGACTGTAGAGCGGCCATTGGGGTTAACCCCACTTCTAAGCCATGCATTATGGCGACCATTGCTTTTTCTGGCGTGTCGAGACCTTTAGGGGCCATCCCCGCAGTCACCACAGCCTTAGCGATACGCCAAGCGCCGTCGAAGTCCTGAGGCACGATTGCTTTTACCGATCCGCCTGATTGCAGCGACGGCACCTGCTGGCGAGTTTCTGTAGTTGTATCGTTCATCATTTCACCTTCGCGATTTCTTTGATTGTGATGCCCGGTACGTTCGTTCGACCGGCATCTATTGCGCGCTGCGCTAACTTTAGAAGCACTTCCTGGCATTCAGAATGCGAAGACATGTATACGGCTAGCGCGGGCCAATCTGTCACTTGGTCCACCACAGTTGCGACGGCCACAGAAGCGGACTTCCCATATGCGGCTTTGATCTTTCCAGAATCCACAGAGGAGATCGCAGGAGGCGATTTGGTGTCGCCCCGTATTGGTGACTGCGCAGACTGCGTATCAGCGTCATAGGTTATCTGTGAGGCGATACGGGCCTCTTCCTGTCTTCTCTGCCGAAGCTTCTCGGTTTCCCAAGCTGCGATCTTGCTTTTAACTTCATCTGCGCCCGCCTTGGCAGACTTAACAAGCGGGTTCCACCTCGCATCAATAGCTTGGCCAGCCTTGAGGTGTGGCTTCTTCTCTTTTTCCCGGATCTTGTCGGCTTGACCGGAAAGCTCATTCAGCCGATTGCGAAGAGACAGAGCTTTGGCAGCGGCTTCATCATCCGTGATATCTGCAAAGGCCTTGGCGCCAGCAAGCGCAGCCTCTATCTGATCCTTGAGCGTATCGGCCTCATCAACATCACCAGAGTTATCGCCAATAACAGCATCCTTCGGCGCGATATTCGCAATCACCGTCTTTGGATCGTCTGCCCATCCATTACCTGCAACCGCTTCGTTGTATGCTTCGTAAGTGACAGGGTATCGGCAGCACCATGTCCAGATATCAATTGGACTGACTTCACGCCCATTGCGATAAGCAACCATTTCATTCGAGCCATCTGGATAGAAAATCGCGACCGGATCAAATGTCTTATCTCTGTTCTTTGTGCGGTAATATCCGATATGCGGGTCGCCGTCGTGCACCGGAAGATCTTTGCTTCCGACCTTTGACGGGTCTTTAAGGGCATTCATCCACCACGACCAAGGGTCAATGATACTTGCTGCCAATTCTCCGATTGATCTCTCGGTCATTTGTAGGCCACCTGTTCCTGATTGATAAGGTCCATCTTCTTCTGATGCTCTTCCGCCGCGACAATGAAGGTGCCAGCAAAGCCGAGGAAAAGCACGACGACGATTGCTTTGTTGATGGCGCGCATGATCGACATGCGTTCGTGATCGGCCTTGGCGTTGATGGCGGCGGCGCGGTCTACGAAGGATTGGGCTTGGTGAAGGTCGCGGGGAAGATCAGACATTGCCGAGTTCCTTCTGTGCGCGTTCAATGGCCGCGTCCATGGCCGGATAAGGGTTGATGTCGCTGCCGCTGCCAAAGCTGTAACGGAGGTATTCTTGGCACTGGAGCAGAGCCGTGAGGAGTTCAGCCGCCAGATCGCTATGCGTCTGCCCAACCCGCCCGTTCGCCGGGTCAAAGCCAATGCGGGGCTGGAAAATTGCGGGTTCAGTGCGGTTTGATGTGGATGCCATTTGTCCTGCCCTTTGATTGCGCGGGTAGCGTGGTGGGTGTGGTTAGGCGGCGGCGCTGGCCTTCTGGGCGATGCACGTTGCAGAATTGACCGAATTGCCTGTGATCTTCCGCTGCCAAGCGCTATTGCGTGGCGACCAGTTCCAAGCCGCGCCCTTGAGTTCGGCGATGATCTCTGGAGATGGCTTCCCGTCGAATACGATCTGGACGCGCTCGATATCGTGATTGACCACTATCTTGATGTCACCAAAGATGACTTCTTCCGTGCCAGTCTTCGCGCCCTCTGGTTTTGGTGGCGCGACATAGCCGACCAGCTTCACAGCCTTGATTGCCGCATCCAGTGCGCGTTCCTGCCAAGCATAAAACTCGCCCGCCTTCTTCTCGAAAGATGCCCACGCCTTTTCCTGGCGACGCACAGGGAAGTTTGCAGGACCGGTGATCATGGTGGACATCATCCGGCTACGCGAAGCCCAGACGGCGTTCTGACGCTGAATGTAGCCTTCACGGAAACGCTCGGATTGAGCAACGGCCTCGGCCATGCGGTTTTCGTTGTCCGCTACGGCTGCCAGCTTGTCGTTGAATTCCTGAATGGCGGACACATAGCTGGCGACTTCGCTTTCGCCGCGTAGTTCTGGGCTGTGGCTGGTGCCAGAGTGAGCGCGGGTAGCAGCTTCAAGGCTTACGTCGGTGGCGAGTGGTGTTCTGAACGCGCTCATATCGGTTACTCCGCAGCTTCGAGGAATTGGGTACGGCGCTCGGCGACATAAGCCTCAAGGCCAGTTGCGCGCCGCTGGTACTGGCAGACTTCACCGCCAACACGATCAGCGCGCCGTTGTGCCTTTGCCGCCGTATGGAACTCTTCCGCGTCGTCTTCGGCGTCCGACCACTGATCAGCGTTCATGTAAAATTCGGTCTGGTATCGCTCGTTAATACGCTGGATCATAAATCTGGTGACGAAAGCCATTGCTTATCCCTCCATGGGGTAGATCGACTTGGATGTCCCCCGCGAACGGGAGACGCCAAAGCGGATCAGTCGGCAACTTGACGAGCGAGTTCAGCGTAGGGGTCGTATTCACGCCCCAGACGAAACTCGTAGATGCCAGGCTCGAATGAAATGGTTTCGTGGGTGTCGTGGCCGCGCTCGTGGACAAGTTCTCCAGCCGTTTCGAGAGTGGCATAAAGGATACGCATGCCTGCCGGAGCATTGGTGCTTTCGAAAGCCTGCTTGCGATCCAAGGTCATGACATGATGGTGGCCGGTCTCTGAGTGGCCAATGATGTACTTCCCAAGTTCCGGTGCCAACGGCTTTACGCCAGCGGGTAAAGCGTCGATCCGGCGGATGCTGATTTCACCCTGCGCGGCTACTTTTTCGAACGTTTTCATTTTTTCATTCCTTTAGGTTCTGACTTCGGGACGGACGAACTCGGCAGGCTGGACCCCGATCATCCAGGCTTGAGCGGCTATTGCTGTATCGATTTCAGGAGGGACGCCGACAGCGAACTCTCGGCCCGTGCCGCATTTGACACGGCAGAAGCGAGCAGGGCGGTCTAGATCGGGAAGGCGAACCTCAACAAGCGTTCCGATCAGAGGGTCACCGTCAGTGTCGATCACCTTAGCGTCGAGTTCTCGGAGGATTTTTGCCCAGCCGACAATCTCGCAAGCCGCCCTGCGCTGCTCGATGTTTTCCCATGTAAGAGCGGTCTTGGCGGTGATTGACGACTTATCAGCAAGCCACTCATCGGGAATGCGAGTGCCGTGCCACGCTGAAACTCCCCAGCCGTCCGAATATTCGACGGCTTTGCCTGTCTCGCCGTGTAGGCGTTTCTGGTCGTCAAACGTGACCTTCCTCGGTCTATCGCTGACAAAACAAACCCCTTCGAACGGCGCCCACCAACCGACACTCCTGAACAGCCTGCCCCATTCCAGAAGAAGGGCAATATTGTCGGCCTTGTATTCGACGCCAATCTCATGCCCGAAGAGATAGAACGCGCCCCATGCGACGTTGTATTGATTATCGAAACTGTTGATCAGGAACACATTTTCGATTTTCGAATCCCCGAGCTGGCCCCCGAGCTGGCCCCAGAGCTGGTCCCTGAGCTGGTCCCTGAGCTGGTCCCTGAGCTGGTCCCCGAGCTGGTCCCCGAGCTGGCCCCAGAGCTGGCCCCAGAGCTGGTCCGGTTTATCCTTCAAAAGCCCCATCACAACGTTGGCGGCCAGTTCACACATAGCAGGCGAGGAAAAATGAAGGATCATTGGAGCTGGCTTGCCGACACGAGCATAGAAGCCACGGATCACCTCATCGCCTGCCTCGAAATCAGCAGGCTCACAGCACATGCCAACCTTCAGCCATTCTTCGCGGAATTCGACCAGCCGCCCTTCCTGCGCCTCAGTCAGTCTTTCAATCTTTGCCATTTGGATTTCCCCATCCTCATTTTGCGTTAAGATCACTTTCGATATCCGCTATCGAAGGCGGATGCCGAAGGGGATCAAGCGGAACGGAACGACCATATCTCGACTGTTTGGCGAGCCTTGCTGATGTTTCGTTGCTCAAGAAGATGGACCGCCGTTTCTTTGTCGATTCGCTCACGCTTCATGAGTTTGTAGACAGCGCAAATGCGAAGGTATTGGCGATCTAAGCTTCCGTCCTTGGCGTGGCGGAAGAGGTTCACAGGAACCACTCCCCATCGGTGCAAGCCCAGTTCTTCGGAAGCGAAACAGGCTGCTCCTGAGCGGGACGGATGCAGAAGCCTTCACGGCCAACCTTGGCAGATGCAGCCGCAGCAAGCTTTGCGCGGTCGATGCCCGTTGCGATGACTGCCTTGGTGTTAATGTCGAGTGCGTTAAGCATCTGCTCTCTCCTCATCTGGTTGATTGCGGCGGCTGTGCTCATGGCTCGGTTCCGTCGCTGTTATCCGAGCTGCCGTGCTACATGGCGTCCTCCGGGTTTTTGGTTGCCCCGCAAGATCAGCGCTTGGCTTCTTCGTTGCGGTGTATGAGGATATGTAACGCCAGACGTGACGCAATGTCAATAAAAATGTTACGTGGAACGTGACAAAATTAAGCGGCACATCACGTGGTGTGTAAAAACCATGCAAAGCCTTAGTTGACGAATGGGGGGAGTTGGGCCTAGAAAAGGAAAGGCCCCGCGAGATCTGTAAATCTCCGGGGCCGTGACTGGCGGTAGTTGTTGGGGAACCAGTAGTTAAACTCTACTAAATTTTCCTGATTTTTGCAACTCCTGCCGGACCTCACGTGATCCGGGGCTGTTGGTAGTCGTCATGTGTTGGTAATGTGGTAGACGAGGCACAGCAAGCGGTGCACCGGCAATCAGGTGTGAGGGATTCGACCAAACCACATTGGGACTCTAGCCCCAGGTCGTGAGGCTTATACGGGCCAATAGAAATTAGAGCAGCGAATTGGGTTTGTGTTGCGCCGTCATATGGCCGTACCCAGTTCCGCATACGGGAACCTCCAAGGCTCTTTCTGTGTGCAGTAAATCCTAGGGCTGGAACATTCCGGTCCCTAGGGATTACTGCGCCGATTTCTCAAGGATCTTTCTTATACTCAACCTATCGGTTTCGTATAAGAAAAATAATATATATCTTCTGTTGAGTATGACTTTACGCGCGAAAATTTGGCTTTTGAAAAAGACTGTCTTCTTCGTGCACATCATTGCATTGCACCCATAAAAAAATCTTGAGCAAAGTCTAATATGAGCATATACCAGCACTAAAACCTATTGGTGCAGGAGGAAGCAGTGGGAAGGAAAATATCAAAAAAAAATTGCGATTCCATATCGTTAATGAGTGATGATGAACTCAAATCATTCAACGCTTATCTCGGCTGCCTTCTCTGCCCGCTAAAGAACGGTTGTATTTCGTTCCGTGTGATGGACCGATCTTCTTTTCTGCTTTCTGGAAAGATTGTTGATCAAGCGCGCTCATGCGCTTCAAAGCTTCCTGCTCTTCTAGTTCCCGACTCGAAGGAACAGACATGGGTGCGGCGGACTCAATAACCGCCCTGAGATCTATGGGTGTAGCGCCCATGTTGATAGCTGTCTCAACAGCTCTCTTAAAATAAACTTCCCAAGAAAATTTATCGCTAGGCTCGACCGTAAGCAAATCTGTTACGGAGCACATTAGGGCGTCAGCAGCGGATTCCATGATCTCCTGACTGTAAGGTTGCTGGAAAGTTTCGATGCGTCCTAGGTTGGCGTGTGAGGTCAATGGAATGCCAGGCTCTGGCTCCATACGCTCGGCAAGTTTCCTCAGCGAGAGTTGCCGGTACTCTCGCCACTGCCTCAAAAAATGTTTTCCAAGATTACGTTTCATCATAATGGGCAATCTAGCGGAATAAAAAAGTTCTGTGGTCACGTCAGGCGTGACATTTTTCACTTGCATATTGTCACGGCTGGCGTTACAAATAATGTCATGGCAAACGAAACTCACCCACTCACTGATTATTTGCAAAAGGCTGGACGGTCTTTGACCGAGGTAGCTGAGGCTTCCAAGTGCAGCCGTATGACGTTGTATCGCCTCATGAAGGGCGAGCAAAACGCTACGATTGATTTGTTGAAGCGCATTAGTGCTGCGACGGACGGGGAGGTTCCTGTTTCTGCCTTCATTAAGGAGGCCTCAGTATGACTGTTTCTGACGGGCTTTTTTCTGAATTTGCGGAGCCAATTGAAGACTGCGCTTTGAGCCGGGAATATTGGCAAACGTCTAAGTTTGTTACTGAGGTCGCTATTTCTTTCGGGCTTTCTTGCCATGCAAAGGTCAACCATCATGTTTGCAAGGCTAGGCTCAATGGGATCATTTGCAGCATCTGCAAAGAAGAAATTATTGTTTCGACAAGATCGGAAGCATCCAGTGTTGTGAAGGATCACAAAAAAGGCAGTCAGTGGTCTTTGGCCCGCATAAAGTGTGATCCTTGCTATAGGGCAGAAAGGGAAAAACGCCGTAGAAGGCCCGTTAGGGAGCATGAAGAAAATGCTGTCGAGCAAAACGAGGAAGCCGTTGTGCATTCTCGTAAGCAAGAAAAGATAGATTTCTACAAGTCCTGGGAATGGCGAACGTTGCGGATGGAAGTGCTTAAGCAGTACGGCAGATCTTGCCAATGCTGCGGCGCTGAACCCGGAATGAAGACCGTTACCGGGGAACCGGTCAGAATTTGCGTCGATCATATCAAGCCTCTTTCCAAGTTCTGGGAACTGCGTCTGGATCGCAAAAACCTTCAAGTTTTATGCGCCGAATGTAATCAAGGTAAAGGCGCTTGGGACCAGACTGATTTTCGAAAAGCAGAGTCCGAAGACGAGTTTGTTGTTGAAGATGGACGCGCCAATGAGGCGCTTATTTATCAGCTTACAGATCAAACCAACGGGAGGCTTCAATGATCACCACACAGCTCACATGGAGCACTGACATCTCCAAAGCCCCTAAGGGCGATTATGTCACGACGAATTACACGGTTCTTGTAAAGGGTCAGCCGCAAGAGAGAACCCGTACGGAACATGTCCCGACGAAGATCCTGGCTCTCACAAACTGCGGCATGGTTGTTTCAACATACTGGCGTCCTGCTGAATATGCCAAGACCGTTGAAAACCATGTCTTGAATGGCGATTGCTGGTCTGGATTTAGCCGTGGGACTTCTCCTGTCATGTGGACCGCTTGGCCTGACGCTAAAGAGCTGGCGCTCTTGTCCGAGGTCGAGACAGCGTGAGTAAACATCATCGCCCACGCGGACCATCTGAAGACATTGACAAAACCCTCACTGATCTGGTCGGCCAAATGGCTATTGAGGGATTTGTTAAATGGCATCGAAAACAAGTTAAGCGTCCGACATCAAGATCGGATAATGGATAGAGATAGGAGGTAGGAATGTCGGTTTTTCGGGTTGGGCAAAAGGTTGTATTGGTTGATGATTCGACTCATTCTAGCCCCAGTTCTTTGGCTAGAATTGAAGGGGAAAAACGAGGTGTAAAATACCCCATTAAGGGAAAAGTATACACCGTCAGAAAGACTGTTGTCATATCCAATACCGAAGAGCTTGCCATTCTCTTGGTTGAGATTGACAATGGAGAAGCGTCGGTCAGATTTGGTTTTAAAAATGAGGCTGCATTTCTAGCTTCACGTTTCCGTCCAGTCGTTGAACGCAAAACAGACATTTCCATTTTCAAAGCCCTTCTGAACACTACACCTGAGAAGGTGACGGCATGAACCATTTAGCCTTTAAAAACCCCTCACGTTACGTTCAAGGCCGTTCGACTATCAATGCCATGACAGAGCAGTGGATCGCGGCACACGGTCAACCTCGCCGGTTTAAGCGCGGCTTTTCCGGCACATGGATGGGCATTCAACACGCTCTCCGCGAATTTGGTTACAACATCCTCATGGAGCGCAAGCGATATGTCATCTTCAAGGTTGGTGAAGAGTCCAAGAAGATGCGCATGGATCGTACTGCATGCCTCAACAAGATTGATGAAATCCTGATTGAAAACGGCATGGAGCCTTTGCAGATGAGGCCAAAGTCATGAGCGCTGAATCCGAGATACTTTTCAGTTTTGTGTGTGCTGCGGTTCTCATCTGTTTTGCCTTCTGGATTGGCACGAAAGCCAAGAGAATGACACAGGCAATCCGCCGCAAGTTTTTGGAACACATCGACACAATGGAGCGATAGCATGGACTGGATTAACGATCACTTCGGCGCTCTGATTATTGGCTATCTCGTCATCCTTGCTTTCCTTTGGTGTCTGTTTCGAGCTGGTAGAACCAAGGATGAACCGGAAGACGAATTTGATTTTGATGAATTCGACCGGCAGATGAAACTTGATGTTGAATCTCTCAACCGCTGGAACGGTTCGCGCTCCTAAGCGCATCACACCCACAGAGGTCCGGTCTCTATCGGGTATCTGGTCCACACCAAGATCGCATCAATAGCAAAGGCGATCTGACTTCTAAGGCCGAACAACGGCTGTAAAACAAACTGCATGGGGCGCATCCTTTTCGATGTTGTGAGTTGGTTATAGCATCAGAGATTTTGCAAATTTTGCAAAAATCTCAGCTATCGGAGCAAGAGTAATGAGTACCGAATTAGCAGCAGTTTACATTTCGCGGATGGTTTCGCGAGAGTCCGGTTATGTCGGGCAAGAGAATGCAGTGAAGGCAATAGGCCGCAAGATTGGCATGGATTACTGGCCGACATACCGACTCATGAAGGGTGCGGTTAAGACAGTATCCATCGAGACGTTTGGAAAAATTCGAGGGGCGTATCTCGACTATTGCCAGCGGCAAATTGAGATATTGCAAAGAGAAATAGACCAAGCGGGAGGCGGCTCGAATGATGGTTTTGAGGATCTGGTGGCTGAGGTTGAAGCGCTGTCTGCGCGGATCAAAGCCGCAAAGCAAAGGAGATGAGAGTGAATAGAAGTTTAGCGGCTTTGGCCGTTTTAGGGTGTGCTGTCTTGGCTTCCTGCACTGACGCAGATGTCGCTTCGCAGAACTTATCAAAGGCCGCCGACAATTTTGAGATCAACCGCAGAGTTGTTTTCTATAACGGCATTACCGGCGACTACATGCTTTCGGTTGAAGGCCTTTGCTCTCTCGGCAATTTCGATAAGTCACGAGAAGTGACGATCACCTGCAAGACCGGCCCAGGCCAATACAAGAAGCACTTCTTGGGTCTCTCTGACAACGTGACGTACTTCGTTGAACAGTTAGCTCCTCAAGCTGTCAGTACCTATCACTATAAGGTGGTTTTCAAGCCGTCTGTGATTATCCCAGATATCGACTTCAAGTGAGCAAAGGAGATGAGAGTGGCGACTATCGGAGATAACAGCAAGGAAGAACGGGCTAAGCGGGTAAGGCTTGCCTATTATCATCGCAAGGACAGAGATTGGTCGGCAAAAGCTGCATCTGTCTCGGCTGGAAAGAAGGCCAACAGACTTGAGGCTAAGGCGGTAGGCATCCCGTCATCTCAGCTTGATCATCTCCTGAAGTCATTCAAAGCTGACGATCAGCAGCGACCAGTTGATAAGCTAAAGCAGGACATGGAAAATCTTGCTTACCTTGGCCTGATACCAGACCCGTCAATCAAGGGTGACTTGTTCGCTAAGGTCGATAGAATTGATCAAGAAGGAATGGTTCGTGCGAAGGGGTTCTTCGCTGGTTTGAACGCCCTCGATCGCGTTTCCGGTTACGACGCTGGCTCTTCTGATGACAAGCTTTGGCTGGATTCATACGACGCAGGCAAAGCCGAATACGACACTGAAATTCCCGATATCATCGCACGGATCGAAGCCGCCGCGACTGGTGAAGAACCGCCGATGACGGAAGACCCGTTCTGATTTGATTTGCAGCTCCCTGGCGGCGCAATCGACCTCCCAAGCGCGCCGCTAACTTCCCTGGTCCTGAGGCATTTGTCTGGCGGACCGCAGGACCAGGGCCTTTCCTTCAAGACGGTGAAACCAATGAATGTAGCTCCTAGAGTACAAGCCTACTGTTGCCCTACGTGCGGCGGGTTCATGGGTGAAGCAGCGCCAATCGAGAGAGTTATCGAGTCCATCAAAAGCCAGCAAAGGCGGATCATTGTTGAGATGCTTTCAAAGCGTCTTTTGATGGGAGTTCACATCGATACGCTGATTGACGAAATTTACAAAGACGATCCCAATGGCGGCGCTATAAGTGCTATCGGGTGTGTCCATGTTCAAATCTCTCACGCAAGGAAAGACCTTAAGCCGTTTGGCTGGACTATCCTCAATAAGGGGAAAAGTCATTCCCGTTTGGGGATGTATTATCTTGTCCCGCTGGAGGCTGGCGCATGACGGTCAAGGTTATGGGTTTAGACGTTTCGACCTGCACCGGTTGGGCATTTTGGGATACGGCGCGGCATAGATCATCAATCGAAACTGGATTGATTGAACTGCCAGAGCCGATGAAGCTCTTCCAATCGAACAAGACCGACTATCATCACGACGATTGGAGAGTGGCGCAAGTCGGTCCTAAGATCGTTCGGCTCTTCAAACAGTACCGCCCTGACTTCGTATTGATAGAGGAGCGGCTTCGCTTCTCTAAGACAGGGGATGGCGGCTTTGCCATGACGAACGCGATCCACGGGGCTATCTATGCCCATTGTTGCAGCATGAATATCCTATTCGGAACGATCTCATCTCAATCATGGCGCAAGGTCGCTTATGGCGAGGATTTCAAGCAACCTTTGCTTCCCGATCTCGACAGAAACCGAAATCAGAAGACCGATCCAAAAACCGGAAAGCTGATGTTCAAGTCCAAGGATTGGGGTGATGTCGCGACGGATATGTGTGCAGAGCTTGGGATCACAATCCCACCGAAGAAAGCCACGGCGCACAACGCGGCAGAGGCGGCACTGATCGCAATGGTTTGGAAGCGCCATAAGCGGATCAACATTCCTGAGAAGCGCGCTCATGACAGATACATTGAGCTTCTACAGAGACCAAAGCAGGAAAGGGAAGCCGCCGCATGAACGCACAGCTTCGCGCACCGGACTTTGAACTTCCATATGCCATAGAGATAGAGCAGGCCTTGCTAGGTAGCCTCTTGATTAACAATGACGCCTTGAAAATCATTCCGGCAAATTTCCTACCTACGCATTTTTCTGAACCGATCCATACTCTGATCTACGAAGCAATCGTCACGCAAGTTTCTCAGGGCAGAGTTGCAGGTCTATTTACGGTCAAGGCGCTTATTCCAGACCAACAAATAGGACCTATGAGCCTTTCGGAATACTTGGCAGCTTTGGTAGCTAACGCAGTCAGCATCCGCATGGTCAAGTCCTTTGCCGTTACTATTACTGAGGCTTATACGGCGCGTGAGACGATCCACGACAGCTTTAGCATGGCGAGCATGGCAACGACCGGCTGGAGTGATCTGGCAATCATGGATCAAGTTGTCGCTTTGTCCGGCAGGATCAAGGACAGGATACAGCAGAGCCGTCCAAGGGTGCGCATTCGTCCAGGGGAAGCCTACCAGCGCTATTTCGAGCAGTCTGCTAGCCAAGGTGCGTCCGGGGTGCCAATCGCGCTCAGTGGTTTACGCCAGGCGATTGGGGAAGACGCCTTTGAAGCTTCCAACTTTTATGGCCTACTTGGTGCATCCGGCGAAGGTAAAACGAGCGTCACGGTCCAGTTGATATTTCATGCAATCAAACTCGGGCATCCGGTATTGTTCATGTCTTTTGACCAGACGCCAGAGCAGGTCGTTCGGCAGATGATTTCGCAAGAACATGGAATCTCTGTCAAGCAGCAGGCGTCCAACAGCATGACGGATATCGAGCGAGACAAATGCTATGACTTGTCAATCAAGTTGGATCAGCGACCGTTTGAAGTGATCAATTGCCAGAGAGAGAATGCAGCTCAATTAATCGGGTATAGCAGGCAGTTCATCAGCGAGCATAAGAACGGCAAGACACCATTTATCGTTACAGACCATATCAGGAAGATCCGCCCCGATGACGCTCGGGCATCGCCTGATGTGCAAGCTGGGTCTATCGCAGTTGAATTCAAATCACTGGCGAAAGAAACCAGCAGTGTTTGTCTGATGCTCCAGCAACGCAATGGGCAGGGTGCAGGGCGGACTAATCCTCGCCCAATCGGAAAGGATTTGTACGGGGGTGAAGGTGCTAGGCAGGACTATGACTGCATCGCCTACCTATACCGTCCGGCACACTGGAAACGAGACATGATCGCAACAGCGTCAGACCAACGGGAACGGGACAAGATAAATCGGGTCTTTGAAGAATTTGGTGAAGATGTCGATAATATCGCGGAGTTCGGCGCTTTGAAGTGCCGGTTTGGATCGCCGGATAATCGAGCGCGAATGATCTTCGATGCCAAACACACACGCTACAGGCCAGTGGATGAAAGTGTCCAAGGGAGAATGTTTTGAACATATATGCCGCGTATACAGTGCCGGTCCCTATGGGTTTTTGGGCAATGGTCCGTTTAGCGCAAAACGGTCAGCCGTGGCCTTTAATGGCAGCCGGTAAGCCCAAGGTCTTCACCTACCAGACGGACGCTCTCATAGCCGCCCAAGCGCATGTCATAAAGCACATCAACGGAACCATGCGGCGCGATGGTGAGACGATCTCATCGGCAAAAGCAGATGCAGCATTTCCAAGCTTGAAGCCGTTTGTGAAGCAGAGGGGGAAGACAGGAATGGTCGAGGTTAAGAGGAAGGAAAGAGCATGAATAAGCAATTAGACATGCTTGTGCCAACAGGACAAAATGCTCCGATCCGGTTTGTTATCTTTGTGAGTTATGGAAACGACAGCATTGCCCTTTTGCAATGGGCTTATGACAACAATCTTTTTGGAGTGGCTGTTGTTTTCACTGACACTGGCTGGATGGCCGATGGCTGGTTAGAAAGAGTAGAAAAAGGTGAGGCTTGGGTCCGATCCATGGGTTTCACCCCATATCGAACTAAAAGCATTGGTTTCAAGAATCTGGCTCACGAGAAAAGCGGGTTTCCTACTCAGCAGTTTCAATGGTGTAGCTATAGACTGAAAATTCTCCCTGGCATTCAATGGCTAAATCAATTTGATCCAGACGCTAGGGCCATTTGCTTGATTGGTGTTAGGAGGGAGGAAAGCGAGGAGCGGTCGAATTTTCCTGAATGGCTTCCAAATAGCGAAAACCATGGCGGTCGTTTTATGCTTGCACCATTTGCAGATTGGAATGTCGATCAACGGAATGAATTAATACATAAGGCTGGCTTTGAAGTTCTCCCGCATCGTTCACGAGAATGCCGCTGCATCAATAGCAATCGCCAGGATATGAGATTTTTTACCGATGCGGATTGGGATGCTATCCGCGAGGTAGAAAAAGAAGTTGGCAAGCCACTTTATCGTCCTCATCGGCATATGGGCGCTAAAGGTGCGGATCAGGTTCGTGAATGGGCAAATAGTGAAAAGGGGAAATATGTCGCTCCTGAACCAATGCAAGATGCGAAGGACTTGGAGGATTTAGAGGAGCAGGGAGACCTTTTAGGCTACTCGTGTGCTGGAGTTTGCCCAAAATGATTGACAATGACAAACCGGACCTCCCTCGCAAACTCAGCCTCTTCTACGGCCTTATCCTAGCTGCCAGCCCCAAAGGCATCACATCCAACGATCTCAGCATTGCGGTCTATGACAAGAAGGGTGGGACACTTGAAAGCAGGAGGAAGGTTTCGTCAATGATTCACCTTCTGCGCAAGCGGCTTATTCCACTAGGGCAGACGGTAACGACTGGTGGGGATGGATCCGTGCATTGTTATCAGATTATCAACTTAGGAAGGGAAGAGGCGCAAAATGGATAAGCCAGTTCGAATTTATTTTGTCACTTGGCCGGATGGAAAGCTTTTCGAAGGCACGCAAACAAGCACGAGTGAAAGCATCGCTATCGGTCGAGCTATTCATACGTGGCTTATCCCGCAGTTTTTTCCCGGCCTTGATCTTGGCGGCCTTCATTATGGACCGATGCGGACTCTATGGGATTCCATGTTGCGCGCTGGGTTCAAAGTTCAGTCAGTTGAAACAAATGCAGAAGGGATAAGCGCATGAAAATCACGGATGAGATGGTTGAAGCTGCAAAATCGGCCTACTGGAGTGAGGTGCACCATGGAGGTGGCTATGGAGATGAATGCTATAGGGCGGTACTTCATAACGGTCTGCAAGCCGCGCCGCAGCCTTCAAACAATGAAATCCAGCGCTATTCAGGAATTTACCGGGATGGCGAGGGCTGGGACATAGAGCCAACCCCAGACGGAGAATATGTGAAGTATGCGGATCACGTGGCTGATCGGGGTATACTGCTTGACCATCTTGATAGCATAGAGGTGGCTAAAGCCGCCGCCGAAACCGAACTAGCCCATGTCCGGGCCAAGGTCGAGGCGATCCGCGCCAAACACGCCGCCAAACCAAAGCATTCCCCCTTGCCGGGTCCAAGCGCTGCGGAGCTTGCAACGCCAGCGGATCATTCCGACGATCTTGAAATCGACCCTTACAAGTTGCGTAGTTACTGCCAACAGCTGCTCGATATGCTCGAAAACTACGATGTTGAGGTAGTTGATGAAGATAACGATCTGGTTGAGCATATTAAGAGGTCTGTCGATCCGAGCCACAAATGCGAAATCTGCAACCAGCCATTCAAGCTTGACGATATTTGCGCCACCGACATCAACGCTGGCACATGTCATGCCGCATGCCTTGAAGGATCACCTGTGGTCGATCTCGAAACCAGCGAGCCTATACGGGGCGGAAAGGTGGATACCTATCCCTACCGGGATATTGCGGATCCGCCGCATGTGGTGGCGACCACCGCCCCGCAGCCGGTCGTAAGCGTGGCCGCTTCGCAAACTTTGGCGAACCTTGCCAAAGTAGTTCTCGGCAGCGTACCCGGCAACGCTACTGAGTACATGGGCATTAGTCTTGATGATATCCGCTCCGCTCTTGCCGCCGCGCCGACAAATGAAGAGCGCACATACGCGGCATTGGAGACCATCGTCGCCCCTGACAATGGCACCGAACGGGAGATTTTAACCGCTGTGCTGGAGTGCGCGAAAGCGTGGACTCCAGAAGCGCGTATCGTTGGCAATGTAAGGGCTGGCGATATTGCGAGAGCGGTTGAAGCCGCCCTAGCCGCCGCACCGCAACCGGTCGTGAGCGTGAAGCCGCTGGAGTGGTCAAAAGCCGACAAGCCAGAAAATACTTGGATCTGCATTGCAGTCACAGGCGAATATGTGGTGCGTTACGACACCAAGAAACAATACTACCGGCTATCAATACCATGGCTGTCTGGATGGCTACGCGAGGCCTCGCTTGAAGATGCATTTGCGACGGCTCAAACCAAGCATGATGCTCGCATTCGCTCCGCCCTCTCCGCACAGGTGCAGGACGCCCGCAGCGACGATGACGAGGAAACCTATCAAATCGGCGTCCGCGAAGGATATGAGCGGGCTGTTCAGGAGATCGACAGACTAACCGGCGGCGATGGCGAGTACCGTTATTGCACCGATCATGATCCGGATCGCCATACACCGGGACCGGCTGAAATGATCCAGCGGATCGTTGATCGCTTCGAGACTTTGAACCAACTCAAGATCGCACAAGAAGATGGCCGCGATCAGGAATGGGGAATTTCGTCCGACGCCGCGCTTCTGGAAGAGGCAATGCGGGCGCTGGAGCCGTTTGCGAAAGAAGCCTCCCAGATTGGCGCGGGATGGGCAAATGAACGCCGGATGGTTACGCTCGCATGGTCCCCGGCTCTAACTGTTGGAGACTTCCGCAACCTCAGTGCCGCCCTCGAAAAGATCAAGGCGAGGATAGGAGAACCCAAATGACCAAATACGCAGAGATCATTAAGCGGCTTGAGGAAGCTACGGGACTGGACACATCGATTGATGGAGCTATCGCCCTATGGCAAGGGTGGACATTTGAGAAAAGGAAAGGGGACAACTCAAGATATTGGAGGAAGCCAGGAGTAACCGAATATTACAACCGTTCTGAGTTGCCCAATTACACTGCCTCCATCGACACCTCCATTTCCCTTGTAGAGCGGATGCTTCCAAGCGAGTGGTTTGATTTAGGAGGAGGAATCAATGAAGGACAATGGGAGTGCAATATTCATACGGATTATATTGAGGTTCAAGAGATCAAGCCGACAGCGCCACTAGCGATACTTTTGGCACTGTTCCGCGTACTTGAAGCCAAGGAACCCCAATGATCCAAGCCGCAACATACAAATCAGCAGATGAGATTTTCGCCGCAGCAAAGGCCCGTAGGGAGCGTTTAGGCCTTAGCCGTATAAAGGTGGTCAACATAGCGAGAATTCGCGCTGTAGAAGCTCCTGAGGCGAAAGATATGGCGTTTGATGACAAACCATCTTGGATGATGCAAGAAAGCCGGTTTGATAGTCACGTCATCCTTTTCAGGCAGGCGCAGAAATTAAAGTTAAGCCCGGCGAAGGCGTACATATTGAAGCGGGCGACAGAACTTGGATTACCCTATGAGGAAGTGACCGGGCCGAGTAGAGCGCCTAAGGTGATCGCGGTAAGGGATAAGATTGTCTTCGAAATGAAACACATCGAATTCCCCAATATATCATACCCGCAGATGGGAAGACTCTTTCATAAAGACCACACCTCAATGCTCGCAGCTTATCGGCGTGGTGGTCTAGCATCTGGACATGAAGAGTTTGCAGATTTGGTATATCATAAGCGAGCGACTTGCAGAGAGCGCAACGCATCTCAAAGGAAAATGGGTTAGGGCGATGGCATGCAACCGCGAAGCCTTGGAGATTTTGGAAGAGTTCAACGTGACTGTGGTGCCTAAGAACATCGTTCCAAAAGCCGGAGAAACTCGTTCTGTTGCAACTGTCCAAAGGATAGCCAGGCGTCACGGTAGAGACCACGCTCGATTTGTTATCCAAGCCATTGTTGAGAGTCAGAACAATAAGGCTGGGTTGACGGAAACGGTGATCGGGGCGGTTTCGGATATCGTACTGGTGTTTAAGAGGCTCTACCCTACGATCTACGAGAAAGAAACATCGCGAATTTTTGAATTTCTAGACCAGACTCCTATAGCGACATTGGAGCTGATGTTTATTCGCAATCTTGAGGGCATAACCAATCGCCGGTCGGCATTTGTTGGGCTTTTGAATGAACGGGTCGTTCGAGTGTTCGGGACTCCACAACTAGATCTGCTGGACGATAGGAGGATGTACGGATGACAAAAATACCAGACGACATTGATTTGATCGCTACAGGGATTGTCAGGAATGCATCACCGGCATCAGCAGATGTTGACCCAGATTATGAATTGTACCTATCAATCGCAAAGGCTATCCTAGCCGAGCGCGAGCGATGTGCGGCAATTGTGGAGACTATCTCTCATGATGGTCTGCATGAGAGTATGTGGCGTAACAGGTTTAAAAATGTGGCTGATTTAATCAGGAAGAGGCGATAAATGAGAGACGATTACGGATTAGTGTTCCCGCCTATAGATGAGTGGGATATTGTCGCCTATCCAATAGATGATGTTGTCAATGGCTATCTTTCATTTAAAAACGATGATCCTGACCCGGGCAATAACCATTCGGCAGGTTTTAGATGGGGATGGGCTAACTGCAAAAAAGATCGCATTTATAAGACTTCTCCAGATGGCTTTGAGCGTCTTAGGGCGCTTGCTATCAACTTGGAAAGGCAAAGGGCATGACCAAAGAAGAGATTATCGCGATCTTCCTCAAAGCGGCCTCGGTGGACCGCAAACTTCCCAATACTGCAAGGCCCAAGGCGCTAAAGGCCATGAATTCCGGCTATTACCACACAGCCGAAGATATCAAAGGTTGGTCCCCGGAAGATCGTCATGCTTCCGAATGGTCATGGCTTGATCCTGAAAAGCTAAAGCTCACCAAAAATGATGTTGGAATATGGCAAGTCGCGATGGAGCTTATCAAACTCTGCGGGAGCGAATTGCAGCGCCGGTCGCTTTGGGCATGGGCAGCATCTAAAGCCGGTGGGATGCCCCTGGCTCAATGGGCAAAGAAGGTGGAAAAGATTCATCCTGAGACCGCTAGCCGTCGCGCAAAAGCCGCCATCGACGCAATACATAAGCGTTTTGAATGTAAAGAAGATTTGCATAACGAAAAGCGATCAGAAGAGGTGTTGCCATGCGAGGCAGTTTTAGAGGATAAAACAAGTACAGTCGGAGTTTGGCGCGCTGATGATGCAAAGCCTTCCCGACTGTTCTTCGATACGGATATCGCCGGAATGGACTATGCAGCTCTCCAGGCTGAAAGGCGTCGGCAAAAACGGAATAAGCCAGCCGCCGATGAGCGAACGGCTAACAATCGACAGGTGGCTTAATGGTCAATCTGGTGCGAATTGAAGACTTAGAATCGTATCAGATTGATGATTTATGCTCTGGGTATGTCCGGCGCGCTGTGATTGATGATCAGCTCGGCTGGGCTTTGTTCAGCAGCGATGGTAATTTTGAGTTCGCATCAGAGAGCATGTCTTTGATCGTTGAGTACGCCAGCGAATGTGGTGTTGAGATTAAGACGGTTCATTGAGTTCCAAGAGTTGGCCCCGGCCTCTAGCAAAAGCATTGAGTTGCTGCGCTATGCCAGCGTTACCGGAAATGACCGGGTGCCTGTCAGTGAGTGCGCGCTTTAACTGATAGGTGGGGCAATCAATCAGGAAGTTGCTTGGCGCTAAAAGCTCTTGGAGCATGATAGTCAAGATTGGCGGTTTGCCCTTCCTGACGGAATTCCGCGTTACGCGCTTCCGATAGTGCGCGGTCTTAGAGGCTCGGAGCGTGGCAGCAGAGTAGGTGAAAGACCCTTAGATGCTGTAGGGCGCACGAAACTGATTATTAGGCATTCGATTGATTGCTGAATCTCAGGCCCAACTTATTCGACGCAATGCGTCAACGCAGATCGGCGGTGGCTCAGGATAGCTGGCCCCTAGTAGGTTCGTCCGAACGGAATAAGCCCACACTGCCGAAACCTATCAGGAGGCCCATTGAGCAGAATGGGAGCGAAGAACCGGATCTGTATCATCCGGCCCCGCTTGAAAGTTGAGTGTTGCGCCTTAACCTTCCTGACTTCTTTGCAAAAACTGCAAAGAACTAACCAGAACTAACGCTGACTAAAATTCTTATCATTGGTCAGAACTGAATTTGGTAATTGGTCCCCAGCCAAAGAACCTTTCAGAAGGGCGCTGGGCGAAGTCGCACGTAGCAGCCAACCAATCGAATATACGGAATAAAGCGCCAACAGACCCCGCCAGGAGAGACCCTGAGCGGGGTTTTCTTTTGCGCCGATAAGGATGCGCAATGTTCGGCTACCTCAAGAATTTACTGCGAAAGGCGATGGGTGTGACCAGTTTAACATTTAGTTACCAGCTTGCAGCGTCGGCCATCCCTGATCATCTTAAGGTGTCGGTGACTGTCGTAGACCCAACTAAGCCGTGGGTTGCTATGTCGGGACATCCTGGGATGTTGGCTCAAGCGGTCCCACTTCGTCCAATCCCTTATGAGGCTTATGCAATGACCGATGAGGTTTCAACAACGACCGTTGGCGCTACCACCGCAGCTGCAATTGCTTCTGTTTTGCCCACAGAGAACGCTACAAGCGAATCCGTGGCAAGAGAAGCGCCCAACATCGAAAAGAAGGCTGTTGCCGTCGAGGTGTCTATCGTCAATGACTTCGATTCCGTTGCGGCTAGGATCAAGGCTCTCCACCAGAAGCTTGGTATTGAGCTTCATTCCGGCTGGGATGAGATCGTCGCTCTGGCGAAGAAGCTCTGACCATGAATATCGGCTGGATCTTCGCGATGTTCGGCAGAAAGCAGCAGGGCGAACTTAAGCCGTTCTTTGCTAGGCTCCCAGGTGTGAGGGTGAGCTACAGGCCAGATATCAAGCAGGAATGATTTTGCGCGAAACAGTGGTTGATGATTGCCCATCCCACCGAGCGGATACAAATGATTTTCTAATATCTGCGTGTTTTCGTGATAGTTTATAGAAAAAACCGGTCGTCCGGTGTAATTTGGGTGGGGGCAATGCGCAATTGGCAGGCAATTATCCTTGATGTGCTGACATTCGTCGCACTCTTCCTCATGGCGGTTGATGCTGTCCGGTCTCTCGTTTCCATGTTCACAGGAGACGGTTTTACGGAGGGCGGCCCCATCTATTACGTGATCGGCGCTGTCCTCTTGTTCGGGCGCCAGACTTGGGAGCGAGCAATGGAGAAGCGGAAATGATTGATGGAAGGTATGGTCATCATGGCGCACCTTTCAGTTGTGGCGTTTGTGGCGATGATCCTGCTGACGCTTTTATAAAGGAGTGATCTGATGGCAGTCGTAGAGACAAGGCGTCCCAGCCACCCAGAGAACTTTTACCAGTGGTTGATCCCTAGGTTGTCGAGAGACAAAGAGGCGACCGTTGATATGCTGCATGAATACATGCACCAGTCCCATGATGACGGCTTGGCTGATGCCGAATATGTGGCTCGTCGGCTTTACGATGCATCTGGGGATAATGCGTTCAAGGTGGTTGCCGATGCGATCAAAACGTTGCGCATCAAAAATCAGAAAGACCGGGATGATTTACCTAAGTTGGGCGGCTAGGTTGGCATGCATGTTTGGGCGTCATCGTTGGCGGACTGTCCGAAGCGAGCCTTGGGCGCAAAGCGTTTGTTCTTCCTGTGGTAAAGCAGGCCGAACGTTGTTTATCCCGAAGATAAAAAAATGAACGATGTGGAGTTCAGGCAATGCCGGTCCTTAAAAATGCGAGGCGTGAAGCTTTTGCTCAAGGGGTGGCTAAAGGAATGAGCGCCACAGAAGCGTATGCGGTTGCCGGGTACAAAGGTGATCGTAAAGCAGCTTCTAATCTATGGACAAACGTGGACGTGAGGGAAAGAGTCGCGGAATTGTCTGAGAAGGCGGCTAAACGGGCCATAGTAAGCGCCTCAGACGTTTTGATAGGCCTGCATGATGAAGCACTAAGGACAGGTGAGGGAAGCTCTCACAGCGCCCGTGTGGCGGCATGGACTGCATTGGGCAAATACCACAAACTTTTTGTGGACAAGATAGAAGCGGACGTTTCGGTTGATCTGACGGTGACGGATGCAAAATCAAAGCTTGAACATATCATCAATCGCCTTGCTTCCCCCGGATCTGCGCAAAGCGGCGATAGCGCGACTGAGTGAGAGAGAGTGCTTAGAGCTTCTGCATGATTGGCGGTTCCTTGCCCGCCCTAGCCAAATAGCCCCTGATGGCAATTGGCAAACATGGATGGTGCTTGCCGGACGTGGGTTCGGTAAAACAAGGACCGGAGCTGAATGGGTGCGTGAGAGTATCAAGGCCGGTCGTGGCCGTGTTGCTCTTATCGCTCCCACTGCATCAGATGCCCGTGACGTTATGGTGGAAGGTGAAAGCGGTCTGCTTGCTGTGTGTTGGGCGGGAGACAAGACCCATAGCGGTGTCGCATTGGGTAGGCCGTCGTACGAGCCTTCTAAGCGCCGCCTGACATGGGCTAATGGCGCAATCGCTACCCTATTCTCTGCGGAAGAGCCAGAGCGTCTTCGTGGTCCACAGTTCGATATGGGCTGGTGCGATGAATTGGCGGCTTGGAAGTATCTCCGCGAAACATGGGATATGTATCAGTTTGGTCTTCGTCTTGGGAATGACCCAAGGACGATCATCACCACAACGCCTAAGCCTCTGCCTGTTTTGAAGGAAATCATCAAGGACCGCTCAACGGTTGTCACAAAAGGGTCTACCTTTGACAATGCGGGCAATCTTGCTCCGAAGTTCCTTAAGGCAATACGCGATAAATACGAGGGCAGCCGCCTAGGCAGGCAAGAGCTTGAAGCAGAGATCCTTGATGATCTGCAAGGTGCTTTGTGGAACCGGTCACAAATAGATGATGCCAGGATTTCGGAAATTCCTGACTTGGTGCGCATCGTTGTTGCTGTTGACCCTAGCGGCACTGGTGGGGCTACAGATGATGGCGACAGTATTGGTATCGTCGTTGCGGGACGCGGTGTTGATGGCCGCGCATATGTGATCGCAGACAGGACTTGCAAGCTATCGCCCGATGGTTGGGGGCGTCGTGCGGTTCAGGCTTATACTGAATTCGGCGCGGACAGGATTGTAGCAGAGCGCAATTTCGGCGGCGCTATGGTTGAACATGTCATCAAGACAATCAACCGGAATGCTTCGTATAAAGAGGTTACTGCAAGCCGTGGCAAGGTCGCCAGGGCGGAGCCGATAGCCGCGCTTTACGAGCAGGGCAAGGTTTCTCACGTTGGGCTTATGCCTGAACTTGAGGACCAAATGTGCTTGTTCGGGACTGAGGGCTATGTAGGCGAAGGCTCGCCTGACAGGGTAGACGCCATGGTATGGGCGCTTACCGAATTGATGCTTGGCCCGGCAGAAATGCCAGCGATCTCAAAAAGTGCAGTTCGAAATGCAAGATTAAGAAGGTAACGCCATGGGCTTGAAAAACATGCTTCGGCGGTATCTCGGCATTGTGGATGCGCCAATAGCCAATGGTGAAGTCCAGAAGGGTTCCAAGCCTGCATTGTACCGGGCTGAAGCCGTGGCCCGTGCTAGGGCAAAGGGTGGACAGGAAAGCGCACGTCCGTTTAAGGCCGTCAATCTGCATCCGGTTGAATGCACCCCTGCTGGCATGGCGATGGATAGCGCGGAAATGCCGGGCTATGAATGGGCGGATTCTATATCGATCTCCAGCGCTATTGCAGAGGGCCAAGCATTCCTTGGCTATCCGTTGCTGGCCGAACTCGCACAACGTCCTGAGTACCGTCGCATATCTGAGACCATTGCGGGGGATATGACTTCGAAATGGATTCGGATCAAGGCGAAGGGTGAAGAGGATAAATCTGAGCGGATCGCAGGTATCAATGATGCATTGCTCCGGTTTCGGGTGAAAGATATCTTCCGTGAGGCAATCGAGCAGGATGGCTTCTTCGGTCGCGGTCATATCTACATTGATGTGAAGGGTTCTGACGCGCCGGACGAAACAAAGTCATCTATTGGTAATGGCAAGGATGCCATCACGAAGCATAAGATCGCCAAAGGCTCTATCCGGGCGCTGCGGACTGTCGAAGCCGTGTGGTGCTATCCGATTGACTATGACGCCAATGATCCGCTGTCCCCTAACTGGTACAGTCCGAGCACATGGTATGTGATGGGCAAGCAGGTCCATCGGTCGCGTTTGCTGACAATCGTCGGGCGTGAAGTCCCGGATCTGCTCAAGCCGTCCTATTCGTTCGGTGGCTTGTCTCTGTCTCAAATGGCTAGGCCATATGTGGATAACTGGCTGGAGACACGGCAGAGCGTGACTGACCTGATCAGCGCATTCTCTGTCATGGTGCTCAAGACCAATCTTGCCGATAAGATGAGTTCGGATCCTGGCGGAGATGAAGCAATCAATCGAGCCGAGTTCTTCAACGCTGTCCGCGACAATCGCGGGCTGATGATGATCGACAAGGAGTTGGAAGACTTCGACAATGTATCGGCTCCTATCTCCGGCCTTGATAAGCTCCAAGCGCAGAGCCAAGAGCAAATGGCTTCGGTGTCTGGTATTCCTCTGGTCAAGCTCTTAGGCGTCACGCCGTCTGGGTTGAATGCATCATCTGAGGGTGAGCTTCAATGCTACTACGACTGGATTCATTCGCTACAGGAAAAGGTCTGCCGTGCGCAGTTGCAGACGGTTATTGACCTGATCCAGATGAATGAATTCGGGGATGTGGACACAGACATTGCTTTCGAGTTCGAAGACCTCTGGCAGATGACCGAAAAGGAAAAGGCCGAGATCAACAACATCGAGGCGCAGACGGATGTGCTGCTGGTTGATGCTGGAGTTATCTCGGTCGAGGAATCCAGACAGCGGCTCGCAAACGATGATGATAGCCAATACCAAGGGCTTGATGTCGATGATGTGCCAATGTTGCCGGATATGGACGAAACTCTTCCAGAGCCTTCTATGGAGCCACAGGAGGCCGCCTGATGCTGGTGCATGTCTGCGTTGGGTCTAAGCCGCAACTGGCCTTCGACAAGAAGAGTGGCCGGGACGATATTGCCAAGTTCGCAAGAGCAAAGAAGGTAGAGCGGGCTTATGAGCGCCAGCTTCACAAGATCGCACGGGCTATCGGTGATATCGTCCACGGTCTCTATGACCCAACAGAGCCGCTAAAGACCGATCCAGTATCGGCGGCTTTGGATCGTTATTCGCATGTGATCGATGAATGGGCTAAGGCCGTTGGCAATCGTATGGTTGCTGAGGTGTCCGCCCGTGATCGTGAAGCATGGGACAAAGCGGCCAATAGGATTGGTAAGGGAGTCCGCGAAGAGATCGACAACACTCCAGTTGGTCGCATCATGCAGGATCGGCTATGGGAGCAAGTCAAGCTCATCAAGTCCATTCCGACCGATGCTGCCGAACGGGTACGGCACATCACTTTGCAGGGTATATCGCAGGGGAAGAGACCAAACCAAGTCGCGCAAGAGATTATGCGATCCGGTCATGTGTCGAAGTCCAAGGCGACGTTGATTGCAAGGACTGAGGTGGCGAGAACAGCGACAGAGCTAACCCACGCAAGGGCTGTTGCTGCCGGTTCAACAATGTTCGAGTGGGTGACTGTCGGGGATAGTGATGTCCGGCATGATCACAAGATCCTGAATGGCAAGTCATTCCGGTGGGACGACCCGCCCATTGCTGATCAGCGGACGGGGATTAAGTCTTTGCCGGGGGGGATTTGGAACTGCTTCCCCGGCAATACGAAGATTGGTTTAGGCAACGGAATCAAGAGCATCTTCCGCTCTAACTTCACTGGACAGATTGTAGAAATAAGAGCTTCCGAATCGTTTTCGGCAACACCTAATCACCCGATGTTGACCACGCGGGGGTGGGTTCCGGCAGGCGAAATCAAGGAGGGCGATTATCTCATAAAGCCGGTCGGTGATGCAGAGTTCGTCGTTAATGCAAACATGGATAAGCGACATGCCACTTTCGAAGAGCTTTTCAATGCGTTCGCGTTTGCCAAAACTGAACATGCTCTTGGCGTTGAATTTAACTTCTATGGCGATTTGCCCGATGGCAATGTCGATCACATAACCTTCAACCAGCCTTTGTCTGACGACGAGATATCCCAAGTCCTCCAGCGCGGAAGCGATAGCAGACTCACCGATGCCTATGGCAGGGTTGTGGTTCCCACTCGTGGCGCTGTCAACCATGTTGGTGAACCGCTTCATTCTAGCACTGCTGATGAGTTGGCGTCTTTCATCATCAGTCATTTTATGCATTCGCATAATGTTAGCTTCGGACCCGGTTCTAATGGGGACGGAGTTTTCATTAAGGACCCGTCTGATGACGTTCCGAGAAACTCTGTAGTTGAGGGATATGGCGAGTTCGCTATCACCCCTGTTGTAAGCGGAAACGATGTCTCTTTCCGGCAAAGAGATCTTGTTATGTGCGCTGCGCCTCGGCTTGGGGATAGCCATGCCTCTTGCTCTGATTTTAAGGCTGAGGACATCAGGATTAACGCCGATAGCAATAGCGGCGTTTTTCAATGTGGAACCGGCCTTTATCAGGCCCATCGCGTGGATGATGTTTCGTTCAGGAATCATAGCGGATATGTTTACACCATTGAGACGGTTACAGGTTGGTATGGTGTATCAGAAACAGCGACAATAGCCAAGAATTGCCGGTGCATAGCAAGGCCTTTATTCGCTGAGGAGCTAGACTAACGCTCGGATTGGGCGTTGGTCATAAAAATGGATTTTGCTTGATCTGCGAACTTTCCTCCGTCTTGGATAATGTCCAATAAAAGGCGCTCAACGCGCTCTAGTAGGTCCGCAATTTCATTCTCAAAAACATCTTCCTCGGCAATCGTCGGGAAGGTGTCAACAAAGCTTTCGCGGGCTTCCTCGCGTAGCGCTTCAATTAAATCCTGAAACGAAGATTTCGGCAGGTTCACATCAAATCCTTAAGAGGGGCGGATATGCCACCTGTAAGCGAAGCTCAACGGCGCGCAATGTATGCCGCTGGGGAAGGGAAGTCAGATTTGGGTATCCCTTCTTCTGTTGGCAAGGAATTTATCGCCAAGGATGAGCAGAAGCAAGCCGCTGGCATTCTGTTTGTCGCACCTGATGGCAATGTGCTGGTGTTGCTGCGCTCTGGTGATGAAGCAAACTTTGCCAGCCATTGGTCTCTACCGGGTGGTGGTGTTGATCCTGATGAGACGGCGGAAGAGGGCGCGGCCCGTGAAGCTGTCGAGGAAATGGGTAATGTCCCTGTTGGCAAGCTTCGGGTTATCGGCACCAATGAGACGCCGACTGGAATGCTCTTCACGACATTCGGATGCGCGGTCAAAAATAAGTTCGCCCCAACCCTTAATTGGGAACATGTCGGATATGCATGGGTGTCCTTGGATCGGTTGCCAATGCCGGTGCATCCGGGCGTACTATCGACCTTAAGCGATTGGCTCGGTATTTCCGAAGACATGAAGCCGGATGACTGGCAAGCGGCCAAGGATATACTGTCAGAATGGGCCTCAGAGGGTCATAACGAACCGGAGGTAGCATCCGACAAGCTGCCTGATGGAATGTATGCCAAAGGCCGAAGAGCGCTTGCTTTCGACCGCGCCTCAGTTCGATCCTTTGATCAGGACGGGCGTATGAAGGTTGAGCGGTCCAACATCAGCAAGGCCACGGTGTCGCCCTACTACGGTCGCGAGATCGTTGGTTGGCAAGAGTTGGGGTTGGATGCAAACAAGCTCTACAAACTCTTCCGCGATCCTGATGAGCTGGAGAAGGCAAAGGACACCTTCAACAGCCTTCCGATTTTGTCGGAGCATGTGCCCGTATCGGCAGCAAGCCCGCGTAAGGACATCATCATTGGCTCATCTGGAACCGATGCTGCCTTTGACGGAACATACCTCACCAATAGTCTTGTCTTCTGGGATGGAAAAGCCATCGAAGACATTCTTGAGGAGGAGGCAAAAGAGCTTTCATGTGCCTATCACTACACGCCGGACATGACGCCGGGTGAGTATGAAGGCGAAGCCTACGATGGCCGCATGACAAACATTCGTGGAAATCATATCGCGCTCGTGCCGCAGGGCAGGGCGGGGCCTGATGTCTACGTTGCAGATAGCGCCCCTCAGCGCTTCGAAGGGGAACATACCGGCCCCAAACTCGGTAAATCGAAACAAAACGAGGTGTTGACTATGGCAAAAATCCCGGCACGGGACGCCGCTGTGGTAAAGAGGGCGCTCACTGCTCTAAAGCCACAACTTGCACAGGACGCGGATCTTGACGACGTTCTGGAACTGATCGAAGCCGTCGTAAGCTCGGAGTCCCCTGACATTTCCGAGGATGAAGGCGACATTCATGCATTCCTCAAGAGCAAGCTGTCCGACGAGGATTATGCTCAGGCATGCGAGCTGATGAAGCCTGCCATGGACGAGGATGACGACAAGGAAGAAGACAAGAAGGACATGGCTAAGGACGAAGAAGAAGTCCCGGTCAAGCCTGACATGGTTTCCAAGCCTGCCATGGATGCTGCCATTGCCGCCGCTGTCGAGCGTACGGCAAAGAATATGGCTGCTGCTCGCGCCGCTGAAAAGGCCGTGCGTCCGTATGTCGGGGAACTTTCCGTCGCTATGGACAGCGCAGAGGGCGTCTACAAGACCGCTCTGGAGATGATGGGAGTCAAGACCAAGGGTATTCATCCCTCGGCCTATGAAGCGATCCTGATGTCTCAGCCGGTCCCTGGTGCTGCACAGAAGAAAACGCATGTCGCTATGGATGCCAAGGCAAAGGATGACTTTGCTTCGCGCTTCCCCGGCGTCCGGCAGATCAAAACCATCTAAAGGAGGCTGACCAATGTCTTTCCCTACTACTGTCAATGTTCAGCCGTCCGCCGCTGTGGCGGGTGACTTTGCAAGCACCAATCCGCGTTCGAGTGTTCAGGCTGGCCCCGGTGGCCTTGTCGCTGGCTCTGCTGGTATTACGGTCGGTCGATTTGCCTGGATCACCACGCCATACGATACGAACAGCGCTCCAACCGTCGCCAACAACTTCGGCTTTGGTGTACCAGCTGGTTTTGTCGCCCGTGGTCAACAGGCTACGATCACCACTTATCTTGCTGAAAGTTCCATGCTGATCCCGGCTGGCTATCAGGTTTCGCTCTTCTCGAATGGCGATTTCTGGGTTGTCAACTCCGGCACTGCTCCGGTGAAGTTTGGCGATCAGGTCTATATCAGCTACGCCAATGGCACCGTCTCCAATGCGGCGATTTCGGCAAGTGTCACCGGCTCTATCGCTGCCGCTGCGACAACTTCGGTCACTGGCTCGATTACCAACGCCATTCTGACGGTGACTGCCGTTGGCTCTGGTACTCTGGTTCCTGGCGCTACCCTGTCCGGCACCAACGTTGCAACCGGCACGAAGATCGTCAACCAGTTGACCGGCACGACCGGTGGTGTCGGCACCTACACCGTGAGCATTGATGAGCAGTCGGTGGCTTCGACCACGATCACAGCGGCCTATGGCGTTCTGACCGTCACGGCTGTCGGCTCTGGCACCCTTGGCGTCGGTTCGGTTCTGTCCGGCTCTGGTGTGACTTCGACTTACATCACAGCTCTTGGCACCGGCACGGGCGGCACTGGCACCTATTATGTTGATGTGTCTCAGACTGCATCGTCTACCACCATCACCGGTGCAGGCAACTATGCCAGCAAGTTCACATTCCGTTCGGGCGGCCTGACAAACGAGATCGTCAAGATCTCCGGTCATGCGCTCGGTTAATCTGCTAAAGGAGCAACCCACATGAATACACATGAAGCAGTGGCTTCTTGGCAGGCTGACAAAGCCCAACTCGCGAGTGTTGGCGTGAACCTGCCGGAAGTCGTTTCCTACGTCGCTGACGAATGGAAACAGGACTATACGCTGGCGATGGACGCGCACCCGGCGCTCCAGACGACGGCGAATGCTGGCGTCCCGGCGTTCCTGACTACTATGATCGACCCGCAGGTCTTTAAGGTTTTGTTCTCCCCGAACAAGGCCGCTCAGATCTTCAACGAAGTCAAAAAGGGTTCGTGGGTCGATGAGACCGCGATGTTCCCGGTTGTCGAGCATACCGGTGAAGTTTCCAGCTATGGCGACTTCAACGAAAATGGCCGTACCGGTGCAAACACCAACTGGCCTCAGCGTCAGGCATACCTGTTCCAGACCGTCGTTGAATACGGCGACCGCGAATTGGAACGCGCCGGTCTGGCTCGTATCTCGTGGACAACCGAACTGGATACGGCTGCTGCCACTGTTCTGAACAAGTTTTCCAATCTGGCCTATTTCTTCGGTGTGGCTGGCTTACAGAACTATGGCCTGCTGAACGATCCGTCGTTGTCTGCCTCGCTTACTCCGGCCACAAAAGCCGCTGGTGGCGTCAAGTGGATCAACAACGGTGCAATCGTTGCCACAGCAAACGAGATCTATGCCGACATCGAAGCCATGTTCTATCAGCTTGTCCAGCAGACAGGCGGTTTGGTTGAACAGGAAGACGAACTGGTCCTGGCAATGTCGCCTGGTTCTCAGGTCGCTTTGACTGCTACCAACCAGTATAACGTCAATGTTTCGGATCTTCTCAAGAAGAACTTCCCGAAGCTTCGCGTTGAGACTGCTGTCCAGTACGGTCAGACTTCGAACACCAATCCGCAGGGTATCGCGGGCGGCAACTTGGTGCAGCTTATTGCCCCTAGCGTCGAAGGTCAGGACACCGGCTATTGCGCCTTCAATGAGAAGATGCGCGCCTTCCCGGTTGTCCGCGCCATGTCGAGCTACAAAAAGAAGCTGGTTTCCGGCGTATGGGGCGCGGTTATCCGCCAACCGTTCGCCATCGCCTCCATGCTGGGCGTCTGATCAACGTTGCATCATGGCTATAAGGGCGGGGCTTCGGTCCCGCCTTTTTGTTTGCACTCACATCAAAGGAAAACACTGTGGCTGATACAGTAACCGTTGCATGCAAAATCCCGAATGGTCTCATCCTTCGGGTGTTCAATATGGTTGAACATGATGAGCCTGTCATGGGTGGCGGCACGAAGACGACAAAGCGCGCTCACCAGCTCGGCCAGTCTGTGACGATCAAAGGTCCAGCAACTCCATTCGGTCAGGCCCCAAAGGTCGTTACGGCTGGTGGCTATGCGATCAATACGGGAATTGATGCTGATTTCTGGAATGCTTGGATCGAACAGAACAAAGACCACGAAGCCGTTAAATCCGGTCTGATCTATTCAATGGCGCGCCAGGACAGCGCATCCAAGGAAGCCGAGAGCCGCGCATCGGTCAAGTCTGGCCTTGAGCCGCTTGATCCTGAAAAGCCGATGAAAGGCATTCAGCGCGCCGACAAGGCTGCTTAATCAGACAAGGGGAAAGCCATGGCAATCCAGTATGCAGACTTCATCACGGCTTTCCCTGAGTTCTCAGACATTACGAGCTTTCCAGAGGCAACGGTGACCTTTTGGCTCACCCAAGGATATTCACAAGTCAGCCCGCGCATTTTCGGCAATCAGTATGATTTCGCTGTGATGTTGTGGACCGCTCATAACCTTGTCTATGCCAGACGGAACATCAAGGCATCTTCTGGAAGTGGGGTTCCCGGAGACGGAAGTGGGGCAACGACATCCAAATCCGTGGCTGATGTCTCGGTTGGATACAGTACCAACACGTCAATCGATGGTGCTGGCGCGTGGAATGCCACGAGCTATGGCCAGCGATATTACACCCTCATCCGTGCGCTTGGGACCGGCCCTCGCTATGTGGCTGGCCCGCGCCGTCAATTCCTTTAGGAGATCATTATGGCCTTTACCGGCGCACATATCGAAATCAGCAATTCTGAAAAGCGCGAAGGCGTCATCAACTTCTTTGTCCATGCATCGGGTCCGGTTTCGCAGACCATCCAGAGCGGCGAAAGCTACACAGTTCCGGACGAAGAAAGCGCGCCATTCAGCGCAACAATTGCTCACATCAGCGTATCCGATGACGGTTGGTTGACGATCAATGGCGGGGCAAAGCGTCTGATCTTTGCTCGCACAACTCGTGATTTCGCAATTCGTCCTGGTGATGTTGTTGAATACCTCACTGTTGAGGATGCTGAAAAAGCTGAGGCAGACGCGAAGGAAGCAGAAGAGAAAGCTACTACTGAGGCAGAAGCAGAGGCCCAAGCCGAAGAAGAAGCCAAGGCTAAGGCCGAAGCTGATGCATCCGCCGCTGCGGCTAGTGCTGCCACAGTTGGTACAGATGCATCTCAGGCGGCAGCCGACACAGCGGCGGATGCGGCTACGGAAGAAACCCCGGCTGAAACGGCCACAGAGGACACGACGGAGGCAACAGCACCATCGGTCGAAGTATCTGCCGCTGAGACTGTTGACGGCTCTACAGCGGGTTCTCCGGCGGCGGAAAGCACTCCTGCCGCCGACGCATCGACCACGGCAGAAACATCCACGACCGACACCACACCCGCCACGACAACAACGACTGAATAAAGGCAATCATCATGGCACTTGCAGGGGTACACTTTGAATTTGGATACCAGAAAAAGGGATCGGCTAATCCGTCTCCAGTTCTGGGGCCATTGACAGATTCGGAAAGTCAACCTTCGACATTTTCGATCACAACCAAAGCGGCCCCTGTTGTTGACATGCAGGGCGATCCGGCAATCAATGTGGTTGCCGCTGCCGATGGATATGTCACCTTTGGTCAGCCTCCAAAAGACCCAAGCGTTGCAGCGAACAAGCGGCGCTTTGTGCAGGCAAGCACTCCAATTTGCTTTATCGTCAATGCTGGCGATCAGGCTTGGTATGCGGTGGCCTGATGACAACCAAGATCGGCCTAACCACCACAAAGGACGGCGTGGCCGATCTTCTCAAGGCCATTAAGGGACTGACCAAGAAGGAAGTCCTGATTGGTGTCCCTATGGAGTCATCGGAGCGACAGCCGGAAGAAGGCGAAAGTGTCGCGCCAACCAATGCCGAGATTGGTTATTGGATGGAATATGGAGTGCCGGAGCAAAACATCCCGGCACGTCCATTCTTGCAGCCAGGAGTTCGCAACGCGCTAGACGATGTTACGAAGATCATGGCAGCCGGGATGAAGAAGACGTTGGCGGGTGACAAGGAAGCCGCCGACACCACACTCAACCGAGTTGGCTTGATTGGTCAAGGGGCCGTGCAGCAAAAGATAACCAACGGTCCATTCAAGGAACTGTCGGAAGTCACACTGGAGCGCAGACGATATAAAGGACGAACTGGTGAGAAGCCTTTGCTTGATACCGGAGCGCTTCGCCAGTCGATCACCTATGCAGTGCGGCCCAAGGGGGAATAATCGATGGCTGGTCTTGATGTATCTGATCTGTTGTCGGACCCGGATTTTTGTGACGACTTCACAGTGACGAGATCTGTCGAAACCATTGGCTCTAATGGACGCTCAACTTATGTCACGTCCGATTTCACGTTGACCGGTGTTGTGACGGGTGACGGCGGCGCGATCCTTCGGCAATTCCCAGAGGCAACCAACATCGGTAACTCGCTGATGTTTCATACGGTTGAGCGGCTAGTGCTCGAAACAGACACGACTTCCGCCGATGTCGTCACATGGCATGGCCGAACCTACAAGATCACCAATCAGCGCGATTACGGCAACTTCGGTCAAGGGATTTACATCTCGGTCGGCACGATGATTGAAACAGTGGATGAGTCCCCATGAACACAAGCGCGACTGGTGGTTATCTCGCTCCTACATCGACGCAACCGGCTGATGATGATGGGCTAGAGGATATCATTCAGGCGATTGTGGTTGGTATCACCGGGCTTGATGGAACATTGGTTCGCCCTCGCTGGCAACCCAATCCTCCAAAGCAGCCAGCGCAGAATGCCAACTGGTGCGCAATCGGGGTTACTCGGCAACAACCTGACAGCTACGGCGCAATCGTCCACAGCGGGTCAGGTGATGGCTCGGACACATTGCAGCGTCATGAATACCTAGATGTGCTGGCGTCGTTCTACGGGCCTCAGGGGCAGGCTTACGCCGGTCTTTTTCGAGATGGATTGTTTATCGCGCAAAACCGCGAAGCAATGCGGGCGAATGGTTTGGCGCTCTATGAAGCGAACGAGATCATCGCGGCCCCGACATTGGTCAACACGGTCTGGAACCGTCGCTATGACTTGTCTTTCCGGCTCAGGCGTCAAATCGACCGGACCTATGATGTGCTGAATATCCTCTCTGCGGATGGGATCACAGAAGCGCAAACAAACACTCAAACGAACACTGTCACTTGGACAGTACAGGAGACCTGATCCATGGCAACCGGTTTGAACGTGAACAACGTCGTCGCGGTGTCTGTCACCCTTAGCCCGACTGCCGCCGCTACCCGCGACTTTGGCGCTCTGCTGGTTTTGGGTTCAAGCGATGTCATCAATGTGAGCGAACGAATCCGCTCCTATTCTGATCTGGACGGCGTTGCCAGCGACTTCGGCACAACGACCCCGGAATATTATGCTGCTGATCTGTTTTTCAGCCAGTCGCCGCAGCCAAGCCTTCTCTATGTTGGCCGGTGGGCGCAAACCGCGACTTCGGCAGTCATCAACGGTGGTGTACTGACGGCAACGGAACAGCTTATTTCGAGCTGGACCAGCATCACAAACGGGTCTATGGCGATCACCGTTGACGGGACAGCCAAGACGCTCTCAAGTCTGTCTTTTGCAGCCCAGACCAATTTGAACGGCGTTGCATCGGTTATCACCACGGCGCTTGCTACGGCAACTTGTACTTGGGATGCCACCAATGGCCGGTTTGTCATTGAGAGCAATTCGACTGGCACGACTTCAACGCTTGGTTATGCCAGCGCGACGGGTTCTGGTACGGATATCTCTGCCAAACTCAAGATGACCAGCGGAACGGCTTCCGCTCCTGTGGCTGGGATTGCAGCGGAAACACTGGTGTCGTGCCTCACGACGATGGGTGATCTTTCGACCGATTGGTATGGCATCACTGTCGCGACAGAGACGGCTCCAAATGACGCGGCCTTTACGGCTGCTGCCGCGTATATCGAGGGGGCGGGATCGGCTCATATCCTTGGTATCACGATCACAAGCACGACAGTCCTTGACAGCACCAGCACAAATGACCTTGCCAGTGTTCTCAAGGCTGCCGGATACAAGCGGACATTTACGCAGTATTCGTCGTCTTCGCCCTATGCAGTCGCGTCGATGTTCGGTCGCGCTTTCACGGTTGATTTCACCGCGAATAACACGGTCATCACGCTCAAGTTCAAAACGGAACCGGGCGTAACGGCTGAAACGCTGACACAGACCCAAGCGAACACGCTGGATAGCAAGAACGTCAACTACTTTGTCAACTATGCGAATGACACTGCAATCATTCAGCAAGGCGTGATGGCAAACGGCTACTTCTTTGATGAAGTGCACGGAACCGACTGGCTCCAGAACTACATCCAGACGGAAGTCTTCAATCTGCTCTATCAAAGCACGACAAAGATTCCTCAGACGGATGCTGGTGTGCACCAGATCGTCAATGCGATTGATGCTGCTCTTTCGCAGGCCGTCAACAACGGCTTGGTTGCTCCGGGCGTCTGGAATGCAGGTGGCTTTGGAGAGTTGAGTGAAGGCGACACGCTGGAGACTGGATATTACATCTATGCTCCAAAGGTCTCCAGTCAGAGCCAATCCAATCGAGAGGCGCGCAAGTCTCCGACAATTCAGGTTGCTGTGAAGCTCGCTGGTGCGATTCATAGCGTCAATGTCGCACTGTCCGTGAACCGCTGATCGATAGAGGAAATATCACATGTCGACTTACAGCTTCCTTGATGTCACAGCGGCGATTAGCGGTCCCGGTGGCTCTATCAACATTGGCAATGATGCCGGTCCTTCTGAGGAAGGCATCACTGTTACCATGAATGACAACAAGAACACCATGACCATCGGCGCGGATGGCTCCGGTATGCACTCACTGCATGCTGGTAACTCCGGCACAATCACGGTGCGTCTGTTGAAAACGTCTCCGACCAACAAGCTCTTGCAGTCGATGTATTCCTATCAGGTCACATCGTCCGCAAATCATGGTCAGAACACGATCACCATTCGCGATACAGCCAGAGGCGACTTTGTGACCGCCTCTTATTGCGCCTTCCGCAAGATGCCAGACAACGCTTATGCGAAGGACGGCAACATGATGGAATGGGCATGGGATTGCATCAAGATTGCGCAGAAGCTCGGTAGTGGGTCCTGATCATGGCTGAATTTGAAATTGCCGATCACAAATACCGGTCTGGCAAAATGAACGCGATGCAGCAGTTCCAAGTTGCGAGGCGCATCGCGCCTGCTCTGGCGTCGTTTCAGGATGTGATTTCCAATGTCAAGGAAGGGTTTGCAGCAATGCAGCCCATTCTTGAGGTGATCGCGAAAATGTCTGATGAAGACGTGAAATACGTCATTGGCGAGTGCATGGGCGTTGTCCATCGCGAAGACAAAGCCGGATGGCAAAAGGTGTGGCCGAAAGGTGCGGATCAACCGATCTATGACGATATCGACATGATGGTGATGATCTCCATTACCTCGCGCGTCGTGATGGATAATCTGCTCCCTTTTATCAGCGCCGGTCCCTTCGGCTCGAAAGAACCGGCGTCGTCTTAAAGTATAAGCCTGTCAGTCTGCCGGATGGAAAAGATTGGCTCATACGTCCCGTGCTTGAAGGACTTTGCAAGTTCGAAAGCCTGAAAGACGGTAGCCTAGATCTGATCGACATAGCCGACATGAACGACGCGCTTGATGTGCGAGCCGAGAACACAAGACGCGCACACGAGGCGGAACGGGGTAGCTGATGGCCGACACGATCAAAGACTTTCTGATTTCCATCGGGTATGGCGTTGATGACCGTTCCGAGCGGAAGTTCAAGGAAAGCGTTCGGTCGGCTACCCTTCAAGCCGAATTGCTGTCTAAGGCTATTGTCGGCGCGGCAAAGACCGTCAATGAGGCGATGCAATCCATCGCCAAAAACTTCGATGGTCTCTACTGGACGGCGCAGAGAACCGGTGCGTCAGTCCAGAACATCCGGGCGCTGTCCTATGCGGTCTCTCAGCTTGGCGGCTCCTATCAGGGCGCTATGGGCGCTATTGAGGCATTCGGGCAGAAGCTTCGCACAAACCCCGGCTATGAAAGTCTGGTCAAGAGCCTTGGCGTTCAAACCCGCGATGCTCGCGGACAGTTGCGCGACCAGATCACGGTCATGGAAGATTTGGGCAGCAAGCTCAAGTCCATGCCGTACTATATGGCGACACAGTATGCCAATGCTCTGGGGATTGATGAGAACACATTGCGGGCGCTCCAGTCTGGAGACCTGCAAAAATACATCAAGCAGTTTGAAGACACCCAAAAGGCTGTTGGCCTAAACAGCGAGAAAGCCGCCGAAGCGTCGAAGCAATTCATGACGCAAATGCGGAATGTGCAGGCGACGATTGAAGCCGTAGCGTCTAAGGCGCTAACGGACTATATGCCGCAGATCACAGCCTTTCTGGAAAAGTTTCAGAAATGGGTGATCGACCACGGCCCCCAGATCATCGCTGCTTTTACGGACATCGCGAATGCGGTTGGCACCGTTGCTTCGGATTTTGCCAGTCTGATTGAAAAGATGACTCCTGTCGCGCAAGAGTTTGACAGAATCACGCAATCGCTCATCGGTAAGGATGGTCTCACAACAGCCATAGAAATCCTTGTAGGGGCGCAAGTGCTTGGCAAGCTCATAGGTATGCTTGGCATCCTTGTCGGCGCTGGTGGGGCGTCTGGTGGCGGTTTGCTTGGTGGTTTCGTTTCCAAGCTTGCTCCATTGTTGGCAATCGGCGCAGCTGCATACGGCGGAGCCACGGCTGTAACTAATCCTGGCTCTGGCCTTACGAATGCTCCTCGACTTGGACGCTGGGGCGTCGATGACGTTCTGAGGAGCGGTTATCAAAAAGCCAAGCAATGGTTTGGTGGCGGGGCATCTCCGGCTCCGGCACAGAACATCAACACCAAACAGCAGTCCGAAAACGCGCTGGAAAGCTATCGCTTCTGGCGCGAAAAGGGTCTGCCACGTGAAGCCGCTCTTGCCATGGTTGGAAATGAAGAAGGCGAAAGCTCATTCAACCCTAGGGCCGTTGGTGACGGTGGCCGCGCCGGTGGAATCATGCAGTGGCATCCAGATCGGCGCAATGCGATCCTGTCTGGGACGGGCATTGATGTTTACGGCAAAGGCACAACACACCGGCAGCAGCTTGAAGCCGCGCACTACGAGATGACAAAGGGTAATGAAAGCCATATGTGGCCGTTGCTCATGAATGCTCAGTCAGTCGATGAAGCCACAGCCGCAGCGGTCTACAAGTACGAGCGTCCACGCGATAAAGCGGGCGAAACGGCAAAGCGGACGGCACTCGCTTACAAGTGGGCCAAGTTGCAGGACGCGGCAAAGAAGGGTGATGGTGTTCCGTTCAATCTGGCCCATCCTGCTTTTGCGGGTGCAAATAGTCCTTTGGTGGGGCCGACGACAAGCACCAGTGTCAATATGAAGCAAGACACCCATATCACGGTGCTTGGTTCGTCAAACCCGAATGAAACGGCTGGGGCAGTTGCTGGAAAGCAGCAGTCGGTCAATTCCCTGCTGCTGAGAAACACACAAGGGGCGATCCGCTAATGTCTTCACTTCTGGATGATGCCTATGCGCTTATCCCGGTATCGGGGCGGCTGATCGGCACCATCGTTCCAGATGTGGCGATTGAAGAAACGCATCGCGACAATCTGGTGGTTACGGATCATCCGGTTGAGCGCGGTGCGGCCATTTCTGACCATGCGTTCCTGATGCCTGTTGAACTTGAAATGCGCGTCGGGTTTTCGAACTCGACTGCTGGCTATCAGGGTTACGCAAAAATAATCTATGAACTGTTTCTGTCTTTGCAGCAGAGTAGAACGCCATTCTCCGTATACACAGGGAAACGGGCCTATTCAAACATGCTCATCCGGTCGCTGGAAACAACGACCACTGCTGAGACAGAGAATGCAATTATTCTGACAGTTGGTCTTCGCGAGGTGATCATCGTCAGCACAACAACAACATCCGCTTCAAACTCCAGCATGTCGTCAGCAGCAAAGACCGGCTCCGTGTCGAACAGTGGAACAAAGCAGTTGCAAAGCTCTGGCTTCACCTATGCCCGTGAGACTTAGCGTCCCTTGAGATTGTCATCAATCTTCGACATCTCGATAGCGTACATCATTGGGCAAACGTTGCGGCCATCAACCTGAGCGAGGGCCAGTGCATCACATGATGCAAAGAACACACGGGCTTTTGGTGCGCAATACTGTTTAAGAACTTCCTGTGCATCAGATTGACCAGGGTGAGCCACCGCCTGTTCGGCAACACACGAGATCATCTCTTCAAGTGAAGCGCTCACCTTGTCACGCAACGATGTGGCATGGGCAGGCTTAGATACCGCTGAGATGAACACCAGAGCGAACAGCAAGAAGATGTAGCCCATGGTGCGAAACACACTTGGGAAGGTCAGGGCGATCAGAATCATTAGGACGATGGCAAGCATTATGGCCTCCGTTGGCTTAAGCAGGTCCGCAGAGAAGCACGAATAGCGAACGGTGTGAATATGGCGACAAGCTACGAAATACCACTCAGCGGTTCTCCTGAGACATTTTCGATACAGTTGGATGGCACCACATACCAAATCAGCACTCAATATGCCGACGCGACGGAAGCGGGGTGGTTTATCAACATCGCCACGGATGATGGAACACCGATCATCAGCGGGTTGCCTTTGGTGACTGGCTTGGATCTTCTGGAGCCATATGTCTATCTCGGGATCGCCGGATCGCTCTACGTCTATACCGATGTGGACACCGATGCAGTCCCAACCTACTCAAACCTCGGAAGCACAAGCCATCTGGTTTATGTGGTGTGATCAATGGCAGAACAATGGATCAGGTATTGCAAGCTGACGATTGAAGGCGGCGGCGATGCAATTGATATGTCGAGCCTTCGGATTCGGTTTCAAGTTACGCAACACACTCTGCAAAGCCCAAACGCGGCTGATATCACCATATCGAACCTGTCTGACAACACGGTCAACCTGATTAAAAAGGAAGGGCAGACTGTCACACTTGAGGCCGGGTATGAGCAGAATCCAGGCTTGATCTTTAAAGGTCAAATCATTCAGAAGCGTTCCGGTCGAGAAAACCCTGTTGACACCTATGTCAACGTGATCGCTCAAGGTGGAGACCAGGCCTATAACCATGCCGTGGTCAACAAGACCTTGGCAGCTGGCAGCACGTACAAAGATCAGGTTATGGTCTGCTATGAAGCCATGAAAGAGTTCGGGGTTACGCTCGGCAATATCGCGGATCTTGGCTCTAAAAAGATGCCTAGAGCGCGTGTCATGCATGGCATGGCGCGGGATATTCTGCGCACCATTGCGATTTCAACGGGGACAAGCTGGTCTATCCAGAACAACCAATTGACATTCACGAAAAACAACGAACCGAACTCGAAATCAGCCATTGTACTGAATTCGCGTACCGGGATGATTGGCCTCCCTCAACAGACCATCGACGGGATTACCGTTCGATGCTTGCTGAACCCTCAAATCGTGCCGGGAACGTTGATCCAGATCGATCAAGCGTCAGTGCAAGAAGTCAAACTCAGCGCCGATTACACCGCTGTCGTGCAGAATGCCATGATCCCATCAACGGCGGATGACGGCTTTTACAAGGTGCTTGTCGTCAACCACTCTGGCGACACACGCGGACAGGATTGGTATTCAGATATTCTCTGTCTCCGGGCAGACGGCAAGGGGCCAATTCCTCTTAACTTGGCGTCTCAAGGCATTGCACTGGACCCATAAGGAAAAGTCATGGATATACGTGAACGTATGCATGATCCTGAGGAGTCGTTCAGGGCCATGCTCGACGGATTCCGCTCTTCGTTGTGGACAGCAATCCCGGCAGTCGTGCAGTCCGTCAACATGTCGAAGCAAACGGCATCATTGCAGCCGCTCATCAAAAGCCAGCAGCGCATGCCGGACGGCTCTGTAAAGGCCGTAGACTTGCCTTTGCTCAACGATGTGCCAATGCACTTCCCCGGTGGCGGAAACGCGTCCATGACCTTCCCTGTGGCCGCAGGAGACGAAGCGCTGGTGGTATTCTCCAGCCGCCCGACTGATTCATGGTTTCAGTCCGGTGGAACACAAAATCAGGTAGATGCCAGGACGCACGATTTGTCCGATGGTTTTGCCTTGGTTGGGTTCCGGTCTGGGCCATCTGCGCTTTCAAGCGTGAGTTCATCGTCAACTCAAATCCGGTCCAAGGATGGTCAATTCGTGATCGACCTTAATCCCGGATCGGGGATTACATTCACGGCTGGGGGTGTGACAATGGCAATCACATCGTCTGGTGTTGAGATCACAGGCGGCACGGTCAAACACAACGGAAACAATATCGGCAGCGATCACGTTCACGGCGGGGTTCAGGCTGGCGGATCAAACACAAGTGGGCCGCACTGATGCGCTATCGCAAACTCGACAGCAACGATGATTATTCCTTCGGTCACGGTCTTTCCGACTTCTGGATTGATGTGCCTGATGCTGTAGCGCAATCGGTTTCGACCAGATTGCAGCTCCAGACCGGCACATGGTTTCTCGACACGACAGAAGGCATCGACTGGAAGACAAAGGTTTTGGGCCGCTATACCGGCGACACGAGAGATCCGGTTATCCGCGCTCGAATCCTTGCGACAACCGGCGTTACCGAGATCACCGACTATTCGTCGGCTCTAGATCGCGAGACCAGAAAGTTTTCCGTCACTGCGACCATCACGACAGACTACGGTCAAGCAAAAGTTAGCGAGACGCTTTAATGGCAACCACACCCGTTTGCAGCATTGATGAGAACGGGATCACGGTTCCGACATATGCCGAAGTCCGCTCTTATCTGGTTACTGAGTTCCAGACAATTTATGGGACTGATATCGACCTTGATGCCGACACGATGGATGGGCAGTTGCTTTCCATTTTTGCCACGGCAATCTCAGACTGCAATAGCATGACGCTTGCCGCGTACAATGCTTTCTCGCCTTCTACAGCGCAAGGGGTCGGCTTATCGACTGTGGTCAAGATCAATGGGATTTCGCGTTCAGCGGCTTCCTATTCGACCGTAGACCTGACTGTGGTTGGGCAGGCTGGAACCACGATCACAAACGGACAAGTGCAGGATGATGCTGGATATTATTGGGCCTTCAATGACACGGTAACAATCCCATCGTCTGGCACGATCACGGCAACGGCGACCTGCACGACTGAGGGCGCTATTACGGCGGCGGTTGGGACGATCACGTCTATTTCGACCCCGACCCGTGGCTGGCAGAGCGTGACAAATGCTCTTGCAGCAACCGAGGGCGCGGCGGTAGAGACAGATGCGACTTTGCGCGTTCGCCAAAAAACATCAGTGTCCATTCCGTCCCTGACAGTTCTTGAAGGAATGGTTGGTTCTGTCGCCAATCTGACCGGCGTCACCCGCTACGAGGCTTACGAGAACGATACGGACGTGACGGACGCTAACGGCATCCCAAGTCACTCGGTTTGCTTGGTTGTCGAAGGTGGTGATGCAGCAACAATTGCTCAGACTATTGCGTCCAAGAAAACGCCAGGATGTGGAACCTATGGTTCTGTGTCGGAAACCGTGATTGATACCTATGGCGTCAGCCACATTATCAAATTCAGCCGACCGGAAGATGTGGCCGTAACCGTCTCGATCTCGATCAAGGCGTTGACCGGATACACCAGCTCTATCGGGACATCAATCAAACAAGCCGTGGTCGATTATATCAATGGTCTTGGCATCGGTGATGATGTTCTATTCACTCGCTTGTATGTGCCAGCCAATCTGAGCAACGGTTCGAACAGCACCACATTCGAGGTGCAAAGCATCTTGATTGCCAGAGATGCAGGAACGCCAACGGCAGCAGACATCACGATTGCCTTTGACGAAGCGGCGAGCTGCACAACGGACCTCGTAACACTCACGGTGACTTAAATGGTGACTGTTCCGACCGCGCCGGGAACGGTTGATGGGTATCTTGGCTTAGTGCCACCCTTCAATCGGACAAAGGAAAAATTCACGGCAATGCTAGAGGCTCTTTTGGAGCCAATGGCAGACCTGCAATCCTTTCTCAGTGAGTTGCCAGAGCAATTTGATGTTGAGACCGCAGTCGGCACCCAACTCGATGTCATTGGTGAATGGGTTGGCTGGTCCCGATATGTGACATATCCCGTCGCGGGGGTCTATTTCACCCTAGACGATGATGTTCTCGGCTTCGACAAGGGCATGTGGAAAGGTCCATATGACTCCGATACCGGGATAACGCGACTTGATGATGAGACATACCGGCTGTTCCTGAAAGCCAAGATCCGAGCGAATAGCTGGGATGGCACGATGGAAAGCGCAGTATCGATCCTGGCTGATATAGCAACATCGCAATCGCAGTCACAATTCGCAATGTTCGATAATCAGGATGGATCAATCACCATCACGATTACCGGAAACTTCCCAACGACGCTGTTTGTGGCGCTCATTGACCAAGGATATTTCCCGCTTAAGCCGGAAGGGATCAGGATCAATTGGGAGATCACATCAAGTCAAGGTGCACCAATATTCGGGTTTGATATCGAGAACAGCTATATCGCTGGGTTTGATGAATCCGCGTGGGCAATCACACCTGATTACTTCTTGAACTCATTCACCAATGAAGCCAGCGTTTCGTCATCGAGCGGACGCTTAATCATGCTACAGGTGCTATAAATGGCAACAAACCAGTTTCTCCCATTCGCCACCGCAACTGGAGCGAATGTCCTTGACCAGTCGAGCTATAGTGGCCTTTCGGCGCGTACAGCGGGCTTCCAATCCGGTGTGGCTCAGTCTGCCCAACTTAACAAGGTTTGGCGTCAGGCAAGCGCGATTTCGGCCATGATCGGGCAGTTCATTGTTGATAATGCCGCGACTGATGCAAATGACGATGGCAATATCACGGCTTTAGAAGCTGCATTTAAAGCGGCAATCATCGCCTCGATTGATGCAAACTATATCACCAATTCCGAACTGACGACGGCGCTTGCGGCTTACCTGCAAAAAGCAGGCGGCACTATGACGGGCGCGCTTACGCTTGCGGCCAATGCGTCCAGTGCGTTGCAGGCAGTCCCGTTACAACAGTTGCAGGTCGCCAGCCGGTCCTATGTTTCGTCTACATCGTCTGTAACGGTCCCGACCGGTGCGACACGAGCGCTCATTAAAATATGGGGATCGGGTGGCGGCGGCGGCGGCAGCATCAACAATGGTGCAATCGCTCAGGGCGGCGGCGGCGCGGAATACCGCGAAGGGATAATCACTGTAACGGCTGGCGCATCTATGAGCGCGGTTATCGGTGTTGGAGGTAATGGCGGTTCTGCTGGTGGAGCAAATAATGGCTCTGCTGGCGCAGATAGCTCTTTTGGTGGGATCGTTGCTAAAGCTGGGGGCGGCGGCAGTGGTTCGTCTGCTGGATCATCTAGCGTTGTTGCGAATGGCGGAACTGGTGGATCGGGAGGAGGGTTAATTCTTGCCGGAATGAATGGTGAAACAGGCCTCGCAGTTGGCACAACAACCATCATTTCTCTTGGCGGTGGTGCGTCCTTCTGTTGCGGCCATACAAGCTTTAATGCTGGCAATTATGCGGCTGTTCTAACCGGGAACCCCGGCGCATTTCCGGGGCAAGGGGGCGCTGGGGGCGGTTCTGGCGGTGGTGGCGGTAAAGGCGCAAATGGCTATCTGATTATCGACTGGCTCCCATAAATATCAGCAAATTTCAAACAATAAGGCCGCCATTTTGGTGGCCTTTTTTATTGGAGGCAACAGGCCGTGACAACCACAACCGTTCTTGTCCAGAACATCCCATCTGCTCAAATATCTGTCGAAGCAGAACTGAACGAATCCACGAGCGCGGTGCGGCCATCTAGCGCGGCTCATGTCTACAATTCGGCTGGAGAGATTGGGTCTGCTAATCCCCTTAATGTAACACTCCCATCAGGACAAGAAGCCCCTCTTTTCCAAAGCACGTCGGGATCTGGCGCTACTTCTGCCGGATATGTGTCGATCACAATTGCCAACGCCGGAACATCTGCCGGAACGGTAAACAGCAATTCCTTGCCTGCTGGTACATCGGTGACGTGGCGCGCCTCTCCGGGGAAAACTTTGGCCGCAATCAATTACAACGCGACAGGAACAACATTCCTCATAGCGGGGACTCAGTAAATGGCTGATATCAACGTTCTTCCCACAAAAGCCCTTATTGGCCTCGGCAACGTTGACAACACGAGCGATGCATCCAAGCCAATTTCAACCGCAACGCAGACTGCACTGAACGCTAAAGCAGCACTGGGCGCAAATAGCGATATCACGTCTCTTTCTGGCTTGACGACCGCACTATCCATCGCGCAAGGCGGTACTGGAGCAACGACGCAATCGGCAGCTTTGACCGCACTTGGGGCAGCAACAGCAGCGCAAGGTGCACTCGCTGCACAGCTCCCCACTGTAGCCACTGCCGACTCCAACGCGACTATGGTTGTTAACAATGCTGGGACGGCTATTATTGCGGCTCAACGCCGAGCGCAGCGCGTTTCATTATTGGATGACAGGTGGTGCAGTGCGGCTATGGCCGCCGATATGTTGTCGTGGGCGCCGACGCTTGACCACACGTCGGTTTTTACGGCAGCTATTTCCTATTGCCAATCAACGCACTCAACCTTGTTTATCCCGGCTGTTTACGCACGGCTATCTTCTCAGATCACCATGCTTTCCGGGTTTTCCGTGGAGTGCGACAATCATGCAGTGCTTCGGTGGGTGAATACGACAGGCACGTGGGGCTGGAAATGCGTAGGCGATACTTCCACGTCGTTCCCCGGCTATGGAAGCATTAACCTTCCGTTTCTGTACGGCCCATCGTCATATACCTATACCGGAACGTCCAGCACTAATGTGTTCGATCTTACCACCTTCAAAGGTTCCGCCCTGACAATCGACGGCTGGGTTTTCGGGGTGTTTAACGTGCATCGGGCTGAGGGGTGGGAAGCTGCAGTGCGTCTCCAGGGTACGAACCGGACATGCGGCAACAATCGGATCACACATGGCGTTATCGACCTGTGTTATAAGGGCCTTGTCCTCGAACCGGTCAACAGCAACGGTGTTTATCAGTCATCGTTTTTGGGTGACAACGTATTTGCCTACTACCCGGTTTACATTGCCACAACAAATGGACCAGTTTTCGATTGGTCTATTGATGCATATGGCTTCGTAAGCACTCAATCTGGTGGAGTATGCTTGTATTTCAAAGACGTTACGATGACTGGCGTACAGACCTGCACGGATATCAAAATACAAGGAAAGGTGTTCTCTGGGTATTCTACAACTGATAGCCCGAACACAACCTCATCTGCTTATCTTGGTACTGTGATCGGCGGGAACTATACGGGGCCGAATAGCGAAACCGGATATGCTAACGGCCAACGAAATATCTTCATCTTGGGTTATAATGACCGTGTTCCGGCCATCATCAACAACACAACCATCTTTAAGATGTTCAAACTGACTGGCTCCGGCTCACGTATCCAGTGCCTAGCGCCAATTGTCGTTCCAACTAATGCATCGTCAACGCCAACGTCCAATGCCGATGCTTCAATAACGTTGTCTCAGACGGCGGGGCTGGCTAACTTCAACAGCGGAGCGCCGTGCATTCATAAGCTAGTTAGATGCGTAGTCACATCCCCATCGGACCTTGCATCTGGTGCGGTGGCGGACTTCTACTACTACAACGAGTTGGTTAACACCACAAACAACATTGGCATAAACATCAGTACGATCCTTAACGTCAACGGGATCGGTGTCTATGCCATACCTAACGGAACGTCAGAACACGGCAAGGTCACTATCCGCATAAAGAACATGACGAATGCCACGATTACAGCGGCGAATACCGCGACTAATTTCTGGGTAGAAATTCCTTATGCTTGATGTGTCTGGTTGAAACGAACCCACCCTGATGACGCCCGCACTTAGCGGGATTTTTGTGAGATCCCCATGCACAAGCCCCGACTAGTCAAACGCCCTGGCAGAACGTTAGGGCGCTCTCTCTCCATGTGGAGTGTCTACTTAGGAATGGCAGTCGAGGGCCTGCAAAATGCGGTTCCGTACATCTCCGATTATATCCCATGGTGGGTGACTTTGGCGATCTTCATGGCTGCTATCCCGCTTCGCATCATTGACCAAGGAAACCTCAATGCCGATCAACAAGATTAAGCCTACAGCACGGGCAAAAACTGCAATCGCAGTGGCAATAGTCGCTGCTGGTGCCGCTGGTTGGCATAGCATGTCGGACACTTCGGCAGACGTTCACCCGCCGTCTGTCATCTTGGCGAAAGAGTCACTGATCAAGCCATGGGAAGGATTGCAGCTTAAATCCCATTGGGACCCATACGCCAAGATTTACGACATCTGCTATGGCGAGACAGTGATCAACGGGAAGCCAGTTCAGCCAGGAATGAGTTTCACCAAGGATCAGTGTGACGCCATCCTAGAGCGCCGCATTTACAACGACTACTATGTGCCGCTGACCAAAAAGGTAAGGCAATTCACCTCTTTCCCTGTTTCGGTCCAGGCGGCTCAAATTTCCGGGGCCTATAACTTCGGGGTTGGCGGCATGGTCGGTTCTCGGGCGATGGCCTTAGCCATTCAAGGCAAATACCGTGAAGCTTGTGAAGCGCAGACCGCGTGGAACCGTGCGGGAGGGCAAGTAGTGCAAGGGTTGGTGAAGCGCCGAGAAATGGGAGATGCACAGCGTTTAGGAGAATCTGAGACGTGCGTTAGCGGGTTGCCACAATGACCGTCATCATCTCCATCATTACTTGGCTTGCCCGCATGATTGGCTGGGGCGGTATCGTCGCTATCGGTATTCTGATCTACGAAGAAGGCATCCCCATCATCCGCAAGATTCCGTACATCGAGTATGTGCCTCTTGCCGGAGAGATCGCAGAGGGCCGCGTCAAGACCTATGCCGCCGAGCAAGTCAAGATCGCGACCGCTGCTCAAAAGGCGCAATGCGAAGCTGACAAAAACAAGATGGTTTCGGACTATCAGTATGCCGCCTTGCAATCGCAGCTTAACCGTGAGCGCGAATTAAGAGTTAAAGCCGATCAAGCCGCGTCCGAAGCGCAAAAGCTCGCCAGTGATACGCTACAGGCGAAAGAGAAAGCATTGGCAGATTACAGCGCCATTGTTGCTGACGATAAAGACACCGGCCAATCTGTCGTGACCGAAGAGGATTTGCAATGGCTCAAAAAGCATTGATCGTCTTCGCAGCTTGCATCGCTTTGGCGGGCTGTCAAACGACTTCACAGAAAATCCAAGCAGCGGCCCAACAGCAAGGGCAATCCGTCGCTTATCTGACTCTGCCGGATTTGCCAGAGGCATGCACGATCAAGATGGATAGGGTTGTTCCAAAGGCCAACGAAAAATGGACCTATGTGCATCTCCGCTGGCAAATCGTCGCTGACAATCGAGATCGGCAGGCTGCCGCATGCGCCGCATGGTGGGCAAAATATCGCGCCACAGTGAACCCATGAATTAGGATCGACACCATGTCGCTTGGTCTAAAGCTGAAACTTAAGCCTTTGAACATCAGCCGATCAAGCGGCAACTCTAATTCCCTCCCAGCCCCGACTATCGCTTTGACCGTCTCATCAAACGATACTCCGGTGTCTGCGCTGGTCCAGCCGTCATTGGCTTTGTCAGCATCATCGACAAGCATCAATACCGGCGTGACACTCACATTGACCACGACGTTAACCGGTGGTTCGTCGGCGACGGGAACCGTTACATTCTATGACTACGGTCTTCCAATCGGCTCTGTGGCTCTCTCTGGCGGTTCTACGGCTGTATTAAGCACCTCGACCCTTGACGCTCGCCTGCATCTGCTCACGGCGGCTTATTCGGGGAATGCGGTCAACGCCAGCGCGGTAAGTTCATCTATCGCGGTTACGGTCAGCTATGTGGTCTCTACCGTTACGATCAGCGGCACACCCGGCGCGGCGACTGTCGGAAGCGCCTATAGTTTCACACCCACGACAGCGAACGGCAGTGGAACCAAAACATTCGCAATCACTGGCACATTGCCATCCGGGTTGTCATTCAGCACCACAACCGGTGCAATTACGGGAACACCAACGACTGCTGGCACAAGCAGCGGAATTACGATCACGGTTACCGACAGTAGCGGCAGCGCTTCACTCTCTGGTCTGTCCATTGTGGTCTCTGCTCCTGTCATCGCGTCCGGTACGGTCCTGTTTAACGACACATTCACCGATACGGACGGTGTATTTCTCTCGGCACACACATCTGACAGCGGAACCGGTTGGGCGACTCAAACTGGCGTCACGGCAGACATTTACAGCCGGATCAATGCCGGTTGCGTCTGGAATCCTGCAACGTCCGCCTGGACGAATACCATGCGGGCGAACACCGTCTTCGCAACGGGTGACTATTATGTTGAGGGCGTTTATACCTGCCAAAGCGTCGTTGCATCGGAGCATTTCGGCATTTCTGGCCGTTGCCAGGCGGACGCGAACACACTTGTTTGGTTCCGCTTCAACAGAAGCACCAATGTCTGGCAGCTTTATCACACTGTTGGCGGCACATCGACAAAGCTTGCTGAATTGGCCGGGACGTTCAACGTTAGCGAAAGCCATACCCTGCGAATGACGTTAAGCGGATCAACCGCAACCTGCGCTGTTGATGGGTCAGTTCTCTCCGGGTTCAATGCCGTGACGATTGGCGTTGCAAACACACTGCCAGGATCTTGCGGCTTGCGTATGGGCGGCGCTCAGCAAACAGCAACTACCGGCACACAGTTGACATCGCTTAAGGCGGTCTCGCTTTAAAGGAAAAATCCCTTGGCGTCTGTTTCTTCTATCCTCGCTGGCGGCAGCGTGACGCTTTCGGCTGCCTTATCAAGCAGCACGGCATTGACCGGTAGCGTGACATTTTCCGACAATGGAACTCCAGTTGGAACCGTTGGCGTGTCGTCTGGAACCGCAGCCCTGAGTGTGTCCAATGTGACCGCAGGAGCGCATGCATTCTCAGCTCGATATAACGGCGACACCACCAACGGCAAAGCTACGACCGCGCAATCGGTCACAGCGAATGCGTCCGTTCTGCCAGACTTTGCTTATCATGCAAGTTCCATTGCATGGTTTTCCGCTGTCAACGCAAGACTGACCGCTGCTGGCCTGGCTGTCTTGAGCCGTCGTGAGAAATATCACGCTGATCGCGTATTCAAGCGCCTAGACGCGCAAGGGCTTCTGTCTGGCCTAACATCGCTCCAGGTCTACGCCGCCCCTGCACAGACCTCTAGCGCCCGTCAAAAGGTCATTGCCTATTCGGACTGGATCAATACCAGTCTTGTGGCAACCGAAGTCGGGACGATGACGGCCACGCTTGATACCGGCCTAACCCCATCGACCGCAAGCAGCTACATCAACACAGGTGTCGCGGCTAATGCCGTTGGGTTGAGTAATTTCAGCTTCATGCTGATGATCAACAAGCTCGATACGGAAACCTATAGCGCCGGAACAGCGGCGGTCGCTGGTGCACTGAATTCTAGCGGTTCCGGCATTTCCATTGTCCCATACACCACATCAACAGGCGCAATCACAGCACGTGCGAATACCACTTCCGCAAGCGCAGCAAGTGGATCTGCCAGCTTTGGCGGTGGTCTTTTTGTCGTCTGCCGTCCTGATAGCTCCAGCTTCATTGCCTATCGCAATGGCAAACAGCATACGACCGTTAGCGCAGCAAGCGAAACGCAGGCGACCGGTAACATCTACATCGGTGCACTGAACAACAACGAAACAGCGTCCACCAGTTCCACCGGCTATCGCTATTCAGCGTTCAGCTATGGCGCAGCAATGACAAAGGCGCAGCAGAAACAATACCACGCAATCATCCGCTCCTATGTTGATAGCGTTCAATACGGTCTTGTGGACATCTACGAAGCCGGGACCAACCCAACAAGCGTTACGGCTGATATCGTCGTCTATGGCTTGACTTCTATTGGGGTTGCCGCTGCCTATGAAGCGAAGCGGCAAGGCAAGACGGTGATCATGGTCGGCGGGTGGCGCGACCATATTGGCAACCTCGGCGGCATGATGGCAGGCGGCCTTGGTTATACCGACTTCGACAACGCCGCAGGTTTGTCCGGTCTGTCAAAATGGATTCTTGGTCAGATACAAACCAAGGCAGGTGTGTCTACGGATTATTTCAATTGCCGCCATGCCGGATATACCTTCAAGCAATTGCTTGACCCGAACAAACTCTCTGGCCTTGATATCCCGGTCTATCTGACTGCGGTCAACTCTAACAAGCTGGGTGGAGTTGTATCTGTTTCCAAGACAGGAACAGTGATCAATTCGTTTATCACGGCAGATGGGCGGAGGTTTACAGGAAAGTATTTCATCGACGCCTCTTATGAGGGCGATCTGATGTCCTTGTCTGGCGTGACCTACAAAGTCGGTCGTGAAGCAGGCTCGACCGGCGAAGAGGGCATGAACGGCTGGCGCGGGACGTCCACCAGCTACAACGAAGCGACCCACCAGCTTAACTTTGGCGGGACTCTCGTAACCGTCGATCCGTACAATACCGCAGGAGACAGCACCTCAGGACGGATTTACGGGGTCGCAGCATGGCCCACATCAACGACAGGCGGCCAAGCAGACTATACCACCTACAATAACAGAACTGTCATCACGGCCACGACAGGCCAGCCAATGACACAAGCCTATAACTTCCGAATGATGATGGCGACTTCCCTGCCATATCAAACGGATGAAGATTGGGCGACAACTCCACCGGCAAACTATTTCTCTGGTGAATTTGAGGTTCTGTATCGTCTGATTGAAGCCGGGACCGCTGCCAGCCTGACCATGAACTATGTCGGAGGCATCCTGAAGGCCGATAGCGTTGGCACCGGAGCTTATGACGTTAACTCTCAAGGCGGGATTTCAACTGACTTTTGGTTTGGGTCTTGGACCTATCCAGAAGCGTCCTATTCCGACAGAGAGGCAATCTGGCAGGCGCATATGCAGCGAGAATTCCGGCTCTTCTATGCGCACCGGAACGAAAGTCGCATCACGTCTGGTCTGCGGACGGCGGCACAGTCATACACGTTCCACAATGAGAATTTCCTTGATCAGTTCGGGAATGACCCATTGCATATGTCGTCGCAGCTTTATGTTCGTGAAGCGCGGCGGATGGTGTCTGACTTCATCGTCAATGCCAATGATCTCACGCTTACGGACGGCTCAACACTTCGATCAAACAAGACTATCGCGCTGGCATCCTACGCGATGGACTCGCATCACATGGGGCAATATGTCCATCCAAGCGTTTCCAAAGTCTGGAACGAAGGAGGATTCTTGCGCTTCGGCCCTGGTGGCTCTGACCAGCTTTCGCCAATCCCATATGACGCAATTATCCCGAAAGCTTCGGAATGCACCAATCTAACGGTGATCTTTAGTATTAGCTCCACCCATTGCGCATTTGGTTCAATCCGAATGGAATTCACAGCAATGATGCTAGGGCAGGCGGCGGCCATGGCTTCTGCTATTGCTATCGAAGCCGGAAATATCCCGGTGCAGTCCGTCTCGTATACTGGCAATGCAACCGACAGTCTAAATCTTAGGTCTCGCTTGCTGGCTTCTAACACAAACAGCGGCGAAACGCAGCCGCTCTTGCCTCAGGTCGCATAACTCAAAACAGAAGGAATAATACGTGACCACTCTTCAAGAAATCACAGCAACCGGTGTCGATGCCCAAGGCCGGATTGACAAGTATCTTTCCAAAGCATGGGAAGCCGCCCTGCAAAACGTCACAGTGACGGAGGAAGGCGTTGCTGCCGGGATGGTCAAGGCCATCAAGGGCAAGCAAATGATCAATCATGCGCGCAAAGTGGCGGGCTTGATTGCTGAGGCGGCCTATGAGGCTGCGTTGCTTCATGCTGACCAGACGGCGGCATGTGTTGCGAATGACTGTGATACGGGTAAACTGACCTCGGTTGCTGGCGTCAGCCTTTTGGCGGATTCCAGCGAAGGCACGGTAACGACCCTTTCCGGTGGCGACCGATAAACAAAGGTCAAGAACGATGAATAATTTTCAAGCGGCGTTAGCTCTTGGGGCCGGGGCAGCCCTCATAGTTTCTCTGCATATCCCTAGAGCTTGGCTATGGATTGCCCTTGGTGTGGCGTCGTTTGTTCTATCAACGGCATATGCGCGGGCAGGGCTTCCGTTCCCAGAGGCTTTCGCAATCGCATGCGATATGGTTGTCGTTCTATTCATCTATCATCTTGGCAAGGAGAAGTGGGAGATGCGTCTTTGGCGCATTTTCCAAACGATGATTTTGCTAAATCTCCTATATTTATGGGGGGTGATTGGTCCGCATTCTGCGTATATTATCGTTCTAGAAATACTCAACTGGATTGCGCTAATCGTTATCGTGGGGACCGCCGCCGTTGAATGGGCTAGAGGGGTGGCAGGTCATTTTAGGTTTGATCGGCATAGGTATCTTCGGCGCGCTTACGTGGCTCTACGGAGTGAAAGAGCGCATGCTGCGTGGCATAAGGTCCCGAAATAATGAACGAAGACGGCGCCGCTAGGATTATTGGGATAGCCGTCGGCACACTCCTTTCTCTGATATTTGTCCCGCCCCGCTCAGTAGCGGGGTTTTTTCGTAGATTAATAGCTGCTGTGCTTTTTGGCTGGGTTTTCGGTCATATCGCTCTGGCGGTGATGATTAATCAATTTGATGTGGAGAACACACCAGAGAACATCACAGCCGCTTGGGCGCTGGCTTCTTTTTCAAGCTGGACTCTCATGAGCCTTTGGCGCGGTGTGCTTAAGCGCAGGTCAGAAGAAATCTGATATAGAATACACAGAACCCCGCTGCACCATTACGGTGTGGCGGGGTCTTTTTTGCGTTTTAGGCTGCTGTTTTTCGTTGTGGGTGCATATTGACACCCAACCTTGCGAAATGCTTGTTTCCTCCCAACCATAAAAGGGAGTGCCAAGCATGGTCGAAATCACCGACATCACGAAACTACGTCCTGAGCTTTTGGATCTGTCCGACGCCGAGATAGAGCGTCGAGTCACTGAGCTGAATATGCTCAAAGAGCATCGGGCTTATGAAGTGAGACGCAAAGCCCTGGACAGCCTGGTCTATGAAGCGAACTCCCACATTGAAAAAATCATTGATGGGCTTCGGTTTCTCGATAAAGAGGGCTTACTGCCAGATAGCGTCCGGTCCGCGTTCTCAACCGACTCCGGGTCTCTCATGCCCCATTTAAAGCTTCGCATGGTTGATGCTGATCGAATCCTTGCTCGGCAGGCGAAGGAAGAAAAGCCAGTTCGCAAGCGTCGGAAGAAAGCGGAAGCTTGAAACGTAAATGGCCCGCTCAATGGCGGGCCAATATCAAGCGGTTATCTGACGGCTTCAACTAGCATCACCTCCCTTCAATTCCTGCTGTTTCTTTTTCAGTGCATCGTCATAGTCTGATGCTATGCCGAAACAGTCCCTTGCCTGAGTTGGTAAAGTTATGAATGAAAGTATCGCAAAAAGTCGCGATATCGACATTCTGGAATGTACGAACCGGGATTCTTTCATTCCTCACCCTCCAAAGCATCAATACCTTTATCTGTGATAGCCCATCGTCTCGGGCTTGTAGCCATATAAGCCAACCCATTCTTTCGGCATAATTGCCTAGTCCTGTCTTGCTTAGGGTTGGCGGGACTTAGCCTTTCCCCACCATAGAGTTTTTTCAAAAAATCACGCTGTTCTTCGGTCAATTTCATCACACACCCTCCAAAATCTTGTCAATCATGGCTTGATACTCTTTGGTGGCGCAATAATAATCAGCCAGACGGCTGTCCAAATTATCAGGAGCAATATGGCACGCATCCAGCGCTGCCTTTAGCATTCCACCTGTAGGCTCTCGAATGCACTCTAGCATTAGCCTAGCCCGTTCCATATACCGATCACGTTCCCCGCGTGGCATGCCGATCAGAGTTCGACCGTCGAACTTGGCTTGACCTTCGGCTATTTCCTCAAGCTTGGTCATGGCAATCAATCCCATTCTTCTCGGTCAGCGGCCCATTCAGCGCTCAGCGCAATAGCCCTGCGCTGTTCAGGTGTGAACGTATGCCACAGCAGGCGCAGTTCATCCCTGATGTAGTTCCTCCAATCGTGAACACGTCCAGCATCTTCAAAATTTGGATTGGCGATCTCGTCATCTGTTGCGAACTGAATCATCACACACCCTCCGGCCTTTCAACCAAGCTGTCTTTCCAATCTACCGTGCCGCGACGATAGGAGGAAAAAATGCCGTTAATTCGACAAGATTCTTTACCGCGCGCGACAAACACTGAGCTACCCGTGATTGGTTTTTCATCGTATAGATAGACGGCCCCAGAACCATCACGCGCCATCCACTTTAAGCTTGGATCGACATGCGACCAGTCAATGGTGTCAGGTGTTTCGCGGATGCGGTACTCACAACTATCCCAGCGCCAAAGAGGGTCTGGTTGACGCAACCAAGACGCCTTGGAATATTCAATTTCAACTTCCTTGCCATCTACAAACGCCTGCATGACTTCAATCATGCGCTTGGTTTCTTCAATCGTTGCCATCGTTCATATCCTTTGGTGGGGAGGGGAGAGGCATCCAGTGGGTGGGGTCTACCCCGCCGCGTGTGTACGGTTCACAATTCATTGATCTCGGCCAATCTTGGTAAAAGCACACCACCTCTTGGAATGCGTCATCCCCGTCCATTGCCGGATAGTATGCAAGGAAGTCCGATTCATCCTTTGGGCATGTCTCAATCGGTTGCCATTCCATCGTCATTGCCCTTTCCCCAAATACGCTTGCTCGACAACAAGCCTGTCATATTCGTCCAGCGCTTCCTCTAGCGCCTTGGCTGCATCAGCCATCGTAAAGACATTCGCAGGCGCGACCTTAAACCCGTTGATGTCGTAGCCGCCAACCATGCGCCTAGCAGCGGTCGCCATCTTGCCAGCAGCGATCATCTTTTCAGAAGTGATTTGCTCAAGGGCTCTCATCAGACTTTCTCCCACGTAGGGTGGCGGAACCGGTCGGCTTTTCCGTTTTTGCGGACGCTCAAAAAGCCAGTGTTGACGTTTGTTCCGACGGAGGAGAAAGAACCGGGCGGCAAGTCGCGCCATTCCGCGCCCATCTTTTCCATGAGTTCACGAAATGCGACTGACTTCCGGGTTTCTCTGAATTCCGTTCCGGCGGACATGATGGCGATAAGCTGGCCATCCTCCTTAAGGAAGGATAGGGCATGCATGACGTGATCGATGTCCCGCTCCCGATCAAAGGGCGGATTCATGACGACAAGGTCATAAAGGCCGATTGCTTCCGGCTTGACATCGAGGAAGTCGGCATTGATTACCCGGCCTAGTCCCATTGCCTTAAGGTCAGGGATTAGGTGAGGTTGAATTTCGATGCAATCGACAACATGATCGGCGCGATACCGTTCCCGGTCCCATGCGCTATCGTATTTCGGGATGCATGCCCGGGCCAGGTTGCCCGTCCCAGCGCTTGGCTCCAGAATGCGCAGCAGGTCATACTCCGTCAAGCGATGCCATACCGGAGCGTTGCGCAGAACCAAGCCAGCGGCGGCGGCGGGTGTCGGGTAGAAGCCGAAATAACGGGCCGGGGCGCGCTTGGCTTGATCCGGCGAAAGCGGATCATCCTCTTTCGTCTGACCGTCCCCGATAACCTCCCCGTAGTATTCGGCGAGCAAGCGATTGACCTTTTCGACCAAATCCTTGCGCGTGAACCAGAGATGAGCGTTGCCGTTTTTGAAAATCCGAACCTTGAAATATTCGGTCTCTATTTCGGATTGTCTGGCGCCACTCTGGCCGTAGCGGGCGGCATCGATTTCCCCGATTGTTGTCGTGAAGTGAGCTTTTACCTTTGCCTTCTTGTCGGCAAGCGCTTCCGCTTCTCCCTTTTTGATCTCGGAAAGCTTTCCGTCCAGAAGCGAGAATGTCCGCTCGATATCGATCAAGGTTGCTCGCTCATCCCTCGCATAGTTCCAACTGCCATATTCTGTGAAGCAGCGAGTTAGAATAATGCGGCCGCCAACCTTAAACCCGTTGTGAGACCTGAAACGCCGGTCGAGCTTTGAAAAGGCGTTTGCCATGCCGCGCCCTAAAGATCATATCGGCTTCCATGCTGAATTTCTCCAGCGTGGCGACCACGTTTTCAACGGTAACGGGTGGCATGCCCTTGGCCAT